TTATGTTGGGGATATCTCATTGGGCGAGTGAGCTTTTACCCGAGCAGAGAATTGATCGTGAAGATTCAATCTCACCATCAATGCCCTTATAGCAGCATGTCTTCCATACCTCTCCTGTAAATCTATTGAAGGAAAGTGTGCTGGTGCAAAATACTCAACTATTGCTGCATCAAGAATAGAGATATCACTCTTTGCCATTGGTTCCCTCATTTACATTAATAACATCCATACCATTCGGTAGGTGTGAATCCATATTTGGATTGAAGTTTTTCGATAGTAGCTATGAGGTCTTCTGGTTCAGCAAGTTTGAAATTACATTCAGGGACATGGAACCAAGGGGTATCAGATCCCTCGTACATGTAGACAGGTTTACCTGTTCTCTCACTGAGTTCGGTAATAACCTTGACACCCCAACAGACCCCAAAGTCGTTGGTGTAGATCACCTTGTCTCCGACCTTGAACTTATGATCCATTGGTTCAAGCCTTTCTGATCATCATCACTGGTTCAATAGTGAGACCATCTTTCTCGACTTCCTTGGGGTAGTTCTTACGAAGCTCATCCCATTCAGTGAGGGTAATCTCACGGATTACTTTTTTGTCTTTGCCAAGCATCACATGACATAGAACGAGAGTCACAGGGATGTAATTGTAGGTGTACGAGGTAGCCTCATCTAGAAGGATTTTCATTTGTAGATATCCACGTGAGGAACGATATAGAATCTCCAGTTAGATCCCTCTGATCTGTTCTCTTCGATCTCTTGTTTCATACGAAGGATAAGAACCCCTACGTTCTGATCCCCATCAACTTCCTCAATCACATGATCGATGTTGTCTTTAAGATGACGAGCTACTAGCTGGAGTTTCATTGGTTCCAATCTCCTCTGGAATATAGGTGAATTGTTCTTTGGTCATATGCCCAAGATAGATAATGTTCAAAAGAACCATTCTATTTGGTGGGCATTCAGGATTAGCTTTTGCCTTTGCCTCTTCAATACAATTCAATCCGAACTGTCCTTGGATTGGAAATCCTTCATAGGTGCAGCAATGACCATTACCGAACCCGTCATAATAGGCATAGGTGAAGCAGTACCAATGGAGATTCATTTGAATTGTTTCCAATGCTTATCCAAGAGTTCATCTACCTTGTCTTTCCCAAAGGTGAGGTACATCAGGTAGAGAATATTATCAGATCGACCATAGGTCGGATGGACATGCTGACCCCAACCATCAGGGGTTGATTTCAAAAGATCAGTATAGATCTTGATACATTGTTCAATGGTGAGATGACTGATTCTAGTAGACACCTTCAGGTTCCTTTCCGCATAGAGTGAATTCTTCTGAAGGAACACCTTCGATGTGCTCCGCTGCACCAAGCTTCACCACCAGATCATAATGAAAGGTTCTCTGGTCTGGTTTCTTATAGAGAGCCAAGACCCATTCGATACCCATGATCTCATCTGCTGTGCAGTAAAGATGATAATCAGGATGCTGCTTGAGTTGATGACGAGCATCTTCATCTATCAAGAGAACCAAGGATGAGAGAGCATAGCCTTTCTTAATAGCTAAACGCTTCATCCTATGGATATCTTCCAAGATGTCTTGAGTCTTAACGGTCACTGAACCGCTCCGGTGGTGGAGTGGGGATCACATAGTTTGGTTCCCCATCTGAGTAACAACGATAGAACTTATCATCTGTGTTGAAACAATAGAGATTAGTTCCCTTAGAGTAGTAGGTTCTACCCTTCTCTTTACGAAGAAATTGGAATTGATTAGCCCTTGGCATTTATGTCCTCAGTGATCATGACACTGATTGCAGCAAATGCTTTAGGATCAATGTGAATGTTTAGATCTTTGTATCCATAGGACCAGAGTACACCATGCTCTCTGGCATAGTTGATGCTATTCTGAATGGATATCTGTGAAACATTCTTAGAGAGATTCTTCTGGAAGATGAGTTGCATCTCCTTACCACAATGAAGAATCCCATTAACTATGAGTGCTCTGGGCATGGGAACATCCTTGTGAGTTTCCCGAACACTGGTTCCTGATTGGAGATACATACTTCTGGAACCAGATGAGCAGGTGTTCTGGGTGGATTATGACCCTGTGAAGATTTATCGGGAAGTTCATCATGGAACACAACAGGTTGCCATGTTCCTGTGTAGGTTTGTTCCCAACAGAAATAGAGTTTCATTTTATTCTCCTGAAGATGATTGGTGATTCCAATAGGATTCGAACCTATGACCTACTGCTTAGAAGGCAGATGCTCTATCCACTGAGCTATGGAACCAAGGATTAGCTTACCGCGAGACAGCCATACTTACGACAAGGACCGCCCTATCTAGAATTGAGTCGATTACCTTGTACCAGTGTTTCTCGCATACCCTCGGGTAGCTACGCCTCCGGGTATAGAGATGATCACTGGTCTGGGTCTGCCTCTCGATAAACTAATCAGGGAATCGGGGATGGTGCGGTTGCCAGACGAGGGAAGATACACACCATCCCCTCCCGCCTATTGGGGAAGGCGGTAACTCACAATATAAGTAGGGGAGGAGGTTTGCAACCCTCTCTCCCCCTTGACCTACCTGCGATGCACAGGTTTTTATTCTCCCGGTTCAGGAGATTAGTGTACTTATCGGCTACACCTTACGTCTACGTTTTTATGGAAAATCATAGAAGAACACCCTCCAGTTTACCCTCGGGAGTGGAGCATCACAGATCAGGGTCATCACCCCCTTCAGTGTGAATTCTCTAGACGCTGCACCGCATACCAGTTGTCATCACCATTGGTATAGCAGTGAACCATCGAACCAATTTCATCCAAGGAAAGAGGGCAAGATGTTGAATAACCATCCTTATCTGGTTCTCCCAAGAAGAGAGCGTTACCAGCTAGAACCTCGTGATATCCTTGGATCCGAATCCAGTGTTGTGGATTATGAAGTAGACCTTCATCATCAACAATGACGTTGATCTGATTCTCTAACCAGACAACTGTTATGAGACGACATTCCAACATGTCGTAAATATTATGCAAGTGTCCTGCCGGATCCTTGACTTCATCAACCAGTGTTACCTCTTGGATAGTTCTATCCTTGGGTCTCACGAGGTATCCAGTAACTACTGCCATAGCCTTACCCTCTCCGAAAATTATTATTTATTAAATATATGGTTGGGAAGGAAGGATTCGAACCTTCGCATGTCGGAGTCAAAGTCCAATGCCTTACCGCTTGGCTACTTCCCAATAGTATAAGGAGCAGTTTAGACAGATGCTTAGCTGTGAGGTTATCGTGGTTCCGCACGGAGCATGTAAGTGTACTCAGCCAAAGGCTCACTCGTAATCCGCATCTACTAAGTAGAGTATAGGATCCTGACAGGTATTGCCTTTCCATAGAACCATCACTGGTTCAAACCTTACCCCTACCTTCTGGTTCTGCACCATACAGGTGGTACGATAAATCATAGCACCACGGCGACCCAAGTTATATACCCAACATCTGGACAAATAAGGGTATATTTGGGAGGGGTTCTTCACTGGTACGTAAACGCAACCAGTTAGCAGAAAACTATTCAATCCATCCTTGTCTTAGAGCCATAGCTACAAGCGCTGTTTTATTGAAGGTGCCTGTAGACTGCCAAGCTCTCTCCATACGACGATTCACTGCCTTCACTGTGCAATTCAGAATAGAGGCTATGTCTTCGTATGTCTTCCCGTATGAGAACCACCTAATTACCTCTAGCTGTGGTTCTGTCAATGGGCATTCGGATTTCATTTCAAATTACTCACTAAAAAGAATTGGTGCCTGCTGAGAGACTCGAACTCCCGACCTCCGGTTTACAAAACCATTGCTCTACCAACTGAGCTAAGCAGGCTCCAGAGTTTAAGGACATACAGGAAAGTTGGTCCGGTTTTTACGTCGTGCCATCACGGATATCGTTAGGGGATATCAACTCCTTTGGTCTTCCAAGGTTGGAGCTACATCCATGCTACCTTGGTTCCAAACTTTAATTGGCTGGGAAGACTGGATTCGAACCAGTGACCAAGAAGTTAACAGCTTCCTGCTCTACCGCTGAGCTACATCCCAATTGAGTCCTTGTAGACATTTGCGTCTCATCTTCCTCACGCAAGGACTGACCCATGACATACCCTTGAGACCATATCAAAGGATTTGGTCGGAGTGACAAGATTCGAACTTGTGACCCTTGGTTCCCAAAACCAATGCGCTACCAGACTGCGCTACACTCCGAAGGTATTACCTACCTAGTACGATTAAACAACAGATTTGGCAGATGCCGTTTGCCCGAGACTGGATAGGTAATCTTTATAAAACAGTAAACAGATTTTCTCTGCTACATCACGATCCTCCACATATGCAAGACGTTGACTGATCTTTCGATCCCAAACAACGAACTTGCGATACTGTCTGGACCACTCATAGTAGAAGCGATTCATTAGATTCTCCTTCCACAAAAAGAAATCCCCCAGAGGAGGAAAGCTCTGAGGGATTCTTCATGCAGACACACACGCAAAGCGACCATAGGAGGAGATGAAGGAAATGGCAGAAACTTCATCAGTAGGTAGCCTCTGAATGCTAGTCAGACTTAAGTCCTACGTCAAGAGGATTTCTTTACACTAATTGTGAATCCTTGTTCGCCATAGTGATCCAACACTTTGGGAAGATCTCCAAACATACATTTACCTTCAGCGAAAACTTTGCCTCGTCGAGTATAAGCTACATATTCATACATTGGTAAAAATCCACCATATCAAAACGATAAGGGCAACAATCCATATCCAACCGATATAGAAAGAGAACTCACCATCGGAATAACTAAAATTAGCTGATCCTGATTTAATCAACCATTCTTTGAATCCACTCATAGGGGGTGCACCTTGGTTCAGGTCTTCAGTTTACTGAAGACAATAGGAGGGGCGCATCTCTTCTCTATATATTTAAGAGAGGAAATGTTCACACAGGACCATATCATTATGAGGACACAGGAGATCCAAGTACCTATGGCAGTAGGTTGGCAAAATCCTTGGAGAGCACAAAGAGAGGGAGGAGATTCAATCTCTTTAGCTCGTTTCCTGTATCCTCAAAAGGATATGGTGTTTTTTCTATAACTAGACTAAAGGGTAATTGTCTAGTGCATTATTCTCTTATCAAGGAAATTTAAAATGACTACCGAGCAAGAACTTGAACAGCGACTCCAGAAGCAAGCAGTTGCTCCCCGGATAACGCTGCTTGAGGTGGAACAGAATATTAAAGACATCGCATATTACGTGATCTTCGATGTGCTCACGATCTGTGTCATTCAGTTACAGAACGGATTTACCGTAACCGGAGAAAGCGCTTGTGCTTCTCCAGAGAATTTCAACAAGGAAATTGGTGAAGAGATTGCTCGTAAGAATGCAGTCTCCAAGATTTGGATGCTCATGGGTTATGAGCTTAAGTCCAAGCTCCATAAGGAACAGAACTCTAACTTCTTCACACGCCTCACAGATGAGTACACACAGCTTCATGAGCGCACACAGAAGCTTGCTCGCTTCCTTGAATCGGTAGCATTCACAGATCTTCCTGATGAACAGCAGAGGATTCTGAAGGTTCAATTCGATGTCATGGTAAAGTATCGGGAATGCCTTCTCGAAAGACTCAGCCTTTCACGACCCGAATAAAAGAATAGGCGGTGGAACCTAGGAGACCAAACCCGTTCCACCGCCATTCTTACACCACCCCAGCGTAAACCCAGAAACACAAAGGAGGTAATGAATCTATAAGACCCAAGAAAGAAATTAGCAATGCTGACTAAAGAAGACGTAGTTAAAGCCCTACCAGCTACATTGAAGAGTTCGGTAACTCAGAGTCTGGTTGATACCATCAACAATGTGACCACCGATCCAATCGTCGCTGAGAACATCCGAGAAAACTTTGTCACTTATGCTTCCGTTCTTAAGGACGGGAAGTTCAAGACAACTGATTATATCAATGCTGTTTCCTACGTGAGCTACAAGTTCATGAACTACAGCAACGAGGAGTCTTATGCTCGGACCTTCCCTCAGAGATATCAAACTCTCCTAGCGAACGGGACATCCAAGAAAGACATTAGCGCTTACGTCTCTGCATATCACAGAGGCAAGCTGGTGAATCTCATTTTGGAGCAGAGTCTGGTTCCCACTTGGATCATCAATCAGGACAATTACCAAAAGGCAATCAACACTCAGGTTGATCTGATGGTGAATGCCATCAGTGAGAAGGTTCGTTGTGATGCAGCGAATTCCATCCTTACGCATCTGAAGCGACCTGAAGTGAATGGTCTCCAATTGAATGTGAACCTTCAGGATAATTCAGGCATGAATGAACTGAAGAACACTCTTGCTGAATTGGCTCAACAACAAAAGGCACTCATAGAAGGTGGTATGTCAGCGAGAGAGATTGCTGCTACCCCTCTCATTGAAGGGGAGATTGTAGAGTGACCAACATCATCATTAAGAAGTCTATTGATGAATGGTTGGACTCGGTTGATTACAACTATCTCAACAATGGAACATATGTCCCCAGTGAGTCCTCTCTCCAATTCATGAACTTCATTAAGTTGGTGAATGGTAAGCAAGGGGAATCACACAAGACTCCTCCAATGCATCTGAAGATGTTTGATGTGGCAACACAGTCAAAGCGAGATGTCGTTAACCTGTGCTTCCGTGGTGCTGCAAAGACAACATTCTTCTTTGAATATCTGGCTCCATATCTCGGAGTGTTTAATTATCTCCCTAATTTTGGAGAGATTCCAGGATTCATTTACGTGTCAGATTCCATCGATAACGGTGTAAAATCAGCACGTAAGAACCTTGAGTTCAGATATCACACGAGCGACTTCCTTCAGGAATGGTTGCCCAAGACACACTTCACAGACAACTACATCGAGTTTGAGAACAAGGCAGGGGTGCCTTTGGGCATTAAGATGTTCGGTGCCAAGACAGGTCTCCGTGGTACGAAGATCTTCGGGAAACGTCCTCCGCTCGCCGTGCTCGATGACTTGCTTTCGGACGATGATGCCAAATCCCGTACCGTGATCGCTGCCGTGAAGGATACCATCTATAAAGGTATCGACTTCGCACTGGATCCAACGAGGCGAAAAGTCATCTTCAATGGGACTCCCTTCAATAAGGAAGATCCCATGATTGAAGCGGTGGAGTCTGGAGCCTATGACGTAAACGTCTGGCCTGTATGTGAGAGGTTCCCCTGTACCGAGGAAGAGTTCCAAGGTGCTTGGGATGATCGCTTCTCTTATAGCTATGTGAAGACTGCTTATGAAAAGGCAGTGTTGCTGGGTAAGATGCCAGCGTTTCAGCAAGAACTTATGTTGAGAATTAGTTCTGAAGAAGAGAGACTTGTTCAGGATGCTGAGATTCGTTGGTTCACAAGAACAAGTCTTCTGAATAAAAGATCTGCTTTCAACTTTTACATTACAACAGACTTTGCTACAAAGGACACAGAGACTGCTGACTTCTCAGTAATATCTGTCTGGGCATACAATGCCAATGGAGACTGGTTCTGGGTAGATGGTGTTTGTGAACGACAGACAATGGACAAGACCTTCAATGATCTTTTCCGTCTGGTTCAGGAATACAGACCTCAGTCAGTCGGTATCGAGATTACGGGTCAACAGGGTGCGTTCATAAACTTGCTTCAGACTGAAATGATGAATCGGAATATCTGGTTCAACTTTGCATCATCTGAGAAGTCTGGAACTCCCGGTATTCGCCCAATCACGAATAAGCTCTCCCGATTCAATATGGTTGTTCCTTGGTTCAAGGCAGGGAAGATGTATTTCCCTGAAGAACTTAAAACATCCCAGATCATGGGTGAGTTCATTGGTGAGATACGTCTCGCTACGGTGAATGGGTTGAAAGGTAAGGATGACTGCTTGGATACGATCTCCCAACTGATGTACCTCAAAGCTTGGAAACCAAGCGAGGAACTGGGACCAGTCCAAAATGAAGTGAATCGTTGGGATGATATGGAAGACGACATGTCCAACGTTAGTGGTTTGTCTTCTTACATAGTGTGAGGGATCATGAATCTCCTGAAACTGTTTGAACGTCTGGCTTTGGGAGAACTCTCCAATCTATCCATCTCTCAGGAGGGGGTAGCGATTGCTGAGAAGGATTATCCCAAGCTGGTCAATTATACGAATGAGGGTTTGGAAAAGCTCTACACTCGTTTCATTCTGAAAGAGAAAGCTCTCCTGATTGAGCAGCACTCTTATATTACCAACTACCATCTCATCCCGAGATACTCTCAATCTATGGGTCAGAACCCCAAGGATGTGAAATACATTCTGGATCAGCATTGTGCTTCCTTCACAGGGGATCTGATCAAGATCCTTGAAGTCTATGATGTGAATGGGTGCAAGCGAGTGCTCAATGATGCTGAGTGCTACGAATCACTCTTCACACCTCAACCCCACACACTTCAGGTTCCTAACCCTGTTCAGGGAGAACCATTGAATGTGACTTACCAAGCTGCTCATAAGAAGCTGCTGGTTGCTGATCTGAAGTATGAGATTGAGATTCCATCTTATATGGAGATGCTCCTTCAGTTCTATGTTGCCTATAAGGTTTACTGCAACATGAATGGTCAGGAGAACAATGCTAAAGGTCAGGAATATTTAGCCTCTTATGAGACTGGATGTCTTGAAATCGAGAATAAAGATCTGGTTAATGGAACCATTTCTACAACCAATACCAAGTTCCACAAAAGAGGATGGGTATAATGGGACTGCGTAATCCGTTTAATGAACCCGATTGTGGAGCTAGTTTTGCTATGACGGTGGATCAACTACTTGGTTCTGCATACACGATTGTTAAGTCTGTAGCAGATAATCTGAAATACATTCTTCATGTCTCGACCTACATGAACCAGATTGTAGAGCTTGCTGAGTTCAGGCAAGAGCTTGTTTCTGGTGAATTGGGTGCACTTGGTTCCACAACCCTCATTGAGCTTCCTACGCTTGAATCTGGGGAATCTGTGGTCAATGTATCGGTCAACCTGATGAAGACGACTGGTGAGCTTTATAATGAGGAAAGCTCTCCTTGTGCTGTTGTCGTCACTGGCGGGAATGTCTCAGTTACTCTGGATGCAGATGCTGATGCTTCTTTTGTAGGAGCTACAGCTTATTGCCGTCTGGTCATTCAGAAGGTGGTTTCCTAATGAATGCACAAACTCCTGATGAGTTGATGGCAGACTACTGCTACACATCTAGCAGTGAGACCCAGACAACATCTGACACTCCTTACGAAATAGATCTTGCTCCCCAAGAGCAATATGATTTCGGTGATTGGGCAACCACTAAGTTCTCATCCTATCTGGAATTCACCATTACGAATTCTGGTTATGCGGATGTGACGATCTCTCGTGTCGATCTGGCAGGAGAGTTTATGCTGTTGGAACCAATCCCAAACAAGATTGCTGCCGGTGCTGTCTACACAGGTAAGCTCTACTTTGCTCCTGAGACCGTTGGTTCCAAGACAGGAATGCTCTCTGTTGAAGCTGAGAATGCTCTTGGTGATAAAGTCATCAAGCTTCTGGGAACTGCATGGGATTTCCTTGATCTTGATATCAAGGGAATTGTGAATGAAGCTGGTATTACACTTAATGATTTCCCTCTTTGGGAAGCTCAACTGGATGTGATAGTGAACACAGACTTGCCTGTAGCATTGGTATAAAGGTTTAGAGAATGACTCAGCTTCCACTGGATCAAGCGATCCCACGATTTAAAGGTAATGAAGAACGGGTTGATAAACTCGTTAATGGTACTGACCTTGAGGTTTGGTCCACTGCAAATGGTGTTGTCCTTCCTACCTTTGCTAAGTTTCTGAAGGACAAAGAAGCTGAGTACGATCTGGCAATCGCAGGTCCAGTGGCACAAGCTCAAGCTGCTGCCGATGCTTCTGCTAGTTCTGCCGCAGAATCTGCTGCAAGCGCCACTGCTGCCGATGCTAGTGCTGATGCTGCACAAGCGATTCTAGAAGAGATTCAAGCCGGTGCCACGAATCTTGTTGAAACCAACTTCGTTGGTGACGGGATTCAAACAGACTGGACTCTAACATATGCCCCAAAAGTAGATGAAAATCTTCTGGTTTGGGTTGGTGGTGCCATACAGGATACCACTGATTATTCTGTCACAGGCACCACTCTTACCATTACCCCTGCTGTACCGAATCTGGTCAAGATTCGTACACTGATCATTGCTACAGCTACTCTGAATGAAATTGAAGATGCAGTTCTGGAAGCCCAAGCTGCTGCTGCTCAAGCACTCTCTGTTGCCAATGCTTTGCCTGATATCGTCAATGACACTATGCTTGTTGATGAGGCAGGTGTTCGTGTAACCAAGGCATTTTCTGAAGTCGTAGAAAAACTTCAACTAACATATATTAAGGATCTTGGTAGTCACGATACCCATCTACGTAAATTCCGAACCACTTATGTAGATCCTTCGAACTGGTCTAGTGTGCTTCAAGCTGCTGCTGATAGTGGTGAACCTTGTATTCGAGTTCATGCTGACTCCCCTGTTACCTTTCAAGAACAGTGGTCCATCGAGACTTCTGGTCAGAAATGGGTAGGAGATGGGATGGACAACAAGTCTTATCTTAACCGAACAGTGGATGTTGATGAGCCAGCTATTCTGGTTATGGGTGAGCGTTGTGGTATGAGACATATTGGTGTGAGAGGAACTCACGCCACAGTCCCTACTAGTGACCAGAACACTGGAATACTTGTCGCTCGTCCTTCTGGTGAGCCTGTAGATTTGGATTTTGAATTCCGTGACGGATATATCTCAAAATTCTACTATGCTGTGGATGGTAAAGGTAGAGGTATTACAGTAGCTGACAGTCTTATCAGTGCTGTTAGATACGGTGTTAACTTCGATATGCCACCTGAAGGAACATACACCAAAGATCGTTTTGTTGGTGACAGCGATACCAACGGTTTCCGTCGTCAAGTAGTCCGAGGATGCGAATTTCACAGCATCTCAGTTGCTGGTGTGCGTAACCGTGGATGGAATGCTGCCAATATTAAATGTGTTGTTCAAGACAACACTTCTAATTTTGGTAAAGCCATCTTCGTTGGCAAACTCGGTGATGGTAGTGCTGTTCTTAATAACACTATTATGAATGCCAACTTCAATGGTTATGAGCTTGATGGAGGAACCAATTACATCTTCGCGGGTAACTCAATGGTTATGGATTACACACCTGCTGGTTCTCCCGGTCCTATGACTACCCCAGAGAGCTTCATTAAGATGACAGGTCAACATACCGGGTTCATCCTAAAAGACTTTGTGGGTGTTGGGTGTACAGATCATGGCATTGATATGCGTAATGGAGATTTCAAGGGAATTCTCCGCAACATTGATCTCGCTGATGTTAACAAAAGTGGTGGGTCATTTGTAGGAGTAGTCATCATTGGCACTGGTTCAGCAACTGAGATTATCTGTGATGGAGTTACTCTTAGAAACTCTGTCGCTCCTCTCAGCGTGGTTAGGGCTACCACTGCTGGTTCTGTGGTCAAACACAGAGGTATTCTTGGAATTGGTGCTACTATCCTTGCTACCAGTGGTTCTGCTACGTTCACTACATATTAATAGGAATACACACTGATGACTTCGAAAATCTCTGCTGAAATGATTGAAGGCTTTCAATACACTTCCCCAAATAAATGGGGAGGTTCTATTGAATCTATGTTTTCTTCTGGAATCAAAATTTTTCTTATTCCAGCGGGTACATATACCTTCGATGCTCCATTCACTATTCCAGATAATTCAATCATCATTGCTGAAACTGGTACGATTTTTGAACCTACATTTGAACCGATAGGGGTTGATAGAGCTACACCGCTAATCACTCTTGGTTTAGGTGTTTGTGTAAATTATCTAAAAACAAATCTACCCACTGGGATAGATACCATCCGATCTTTGGTGAAGGTACAATCTCAGTGTCAAGTTGATTATTTTGAAGCCAATTCAGTTGGCTACAATATCAATAGACAAGAAGGTGGATCCACAGATCTAATCTCTGGAGCACTTCTTATTGAAGATGCTCAACATGTTAGGATTGGTCAAGTTCTGATCAATCGCTTTGATCGTGGTTGGTGTATCGTCAACAGTACGGATGTTGTCATCGAGAAGCTTCGTAACCTAGAAACCCTTATGGGAGGTTACATACATGGATCTCGTGACATCCATGTCATGACTGGTTTTACGACAAGCTTGAGTGCTGTTTCTGCCATTGCTCTACCAAGACCAAGGGGACCAATGACTCCCGGTCTAAATTCTTTGGTTCTGGGTGGTTGTTCAGATAGTTCCTTCGGACTTGGTGGGGGATGGCAAGCATTTGATATGCTTGAACATGGTGTACGCATTGGTGCAGTAGCCTCTGGAACTACTGTTCCGAATCAACGTATCGCATTTGGTGCTGTCAAGATTTATCGCTCATATGGTTGTGGATTCAAACAAGATGATGCTGATGCATTTAACATTAAGCGCATCACTATTGAAAGTTTGTACACAGAGGATGTAGGCAACGGTAACTGGTTCGGAACCCCCGGATATATGAATTATGCTTCCAATGATGGAGTTAATTATATTGACACCCCATTGGTTGATAACGACGGTAACAAGGAATCCCTTGCTATTCGTAACTCTCAACATGTTCAAATTGGTTCATTTATGAACCGCGCTCTTTCTCAAGCTCAGTCTGGTTATATCGGTTGCTGGGTCGAACGATCTAATCATGTTCATATTCTTTTCGCTGATACAGAGAAATCCAGAACTGCTGGTATTCAGGTTCAAGCTGGGGGAACTACATCCCCAGAAGCAATCTACATTAAGGGACGCACTTCAGATAATATTGGTGCTGGTGTGAAGTATGAAGCTTCAGCATCAGATGCTGTTTGGAGAGATGTCTGGGTAGATGTTGATAGCCAGAATAATGGATCTTATGACTTTGAAGTAACACTCAATCAAAGTGGAGGTTCTCCTTTTGCTACTAAGGCTTCTGGTATTAAAGGATTTGCTAGAGGTGGGGTGTCAGGAATTGTAAATGTTCCATCTTTGATTCTAACAGATGCTGATTTTATCGATGAAGTAGAATCAGAAGGCGTATTTACACCAAGTATTAGTTTCGCAACTCCCGGCGATCTAGCTTTATCTGCTGTAACAGCTTCTGGACGGTGGAAGCGTAAAGGTCGTCAAATCTATGTTGAAGGAGCTTTCACAGGCACACCTACATTTACCGTTGCTGCATCTGGTAATCTCCGTCTAACAGGTATGCCATTTAATGCAGCTAGTTCTGTAGGCAATATAGTTATCCAATCTCTAAGTTCTCTTATTGATTGGAATAGTAGAACCATGCTTATTATCAACCCAACAAATGGTAACTCTTTCTTGGAAATGAGGGGTCTTGTTGCAGCAGCAGGTTCTGCACCGATTCAATCTACGGAAATCACCAGTGGTTCACCTCTAACAATTAATTATGCTGGTGAATATAGAAGTTAAGGATTAATACCTCATGACTCAGCTTCCCCTCGTCCTTGCTATCCCTCGTTTCAAAGAGAATGAGGAGAGAGTAGATAAGCTTGTTAATGGTACAGCACTGGAAACTTGGCAAACGAGTGGGGGAGTAACTCTCCCCTCTTTCGCTAAGTTCCTTGCTGACAAAGATGATGAAATTGATAGTGCAGCAGAATCCGCTGCTGCTGCTGCATTGAGTGCGAGTGCTGCTGCTCTGAGTGCTGCAACTTCTGAGACCAATGCAGCTAACGCAATCAACAGAGCCAATCACATTGGCACACAAAGTATCTTCACCATAGTTGAGTTTAATGCATTCAATGCTGATGACTCTGGTTTGGTAGATGTTTCTGCTGCTTTCCAAGCAATAGTTAACACATTCCCATACGTTAGAGTTGTGACTGGTGAGTACCTTATTGACGATAACGTTACTGTTCCAAGCACATGTGTAGTTATCTTTGATAATGGTGCTAAACTGAAAATTGGTACAGATGTAATTATCACATGGAACGGTGGTATTATTGCTGATGCTTACCAACAGATTTTCAGTGGTGATCTTGTTCAAAGTTCCTATGTGAGCAACTCACTGACTCCATATATCCTTGGTCTCCAAGGTAATCCTAGAATCCCTTGGTCCTCTCCTTTCTGGTTCGGCGCTAAAGGTGATAATGTCACCGATGATTACAATGCCTTTGTTTGCTCCTTCTTTTTTGGTCCTGGTTCCTATGTACCGGGATTGGATATTGAGTCGGGTCAAAGATATTTGTGCTCTACGTCCATTCCAGTTCGTCGCTCTATGTTCATCAAGGGTGATGGTTATAGATCATGGATGAGACTGGTAGCATTTACACCATCTGGTGTAGGTCAATTTATTGGCATTGCTGGTCTTTTGCCTACAGTTAGTGGGGGTCAACCTGCGGTATTTGTAGACAATATCCTGATCGACGGTATCCATGTTGATACCAACAATGGAACCAACGACAACGGTATCGGCGGTTCTATGTGCCGGAATGTCGAGGTTCGAAACTGCTTCTTCTCTAACGTTGGACGGAAGGCAGTCACCTTTCAGTACCACGTTCATAATCATTACGTGCATCACAACTGGGTTCTTTCTGCCTCTATGGAGACTGCTGGTAATCAGAATGTGTTTACCACAGAAGGAGAGAACTCATCCTTCACCTACTCTAATGGTGTTGTAGGTTTTGATCATGATGGTGCGGATAACACAGGACATGTGTTTGATAGCAACCACATTGAAGTTAGTGGTGTTGGTGGTGTTACCTTGTCGAACTGTAGACGATCTGTGGTTCGTAACCTCACTATGAACACTCTTGGTGCAACAGGTCGTCCTATTGTTACAGGTCGTGTTGTCAAGGATGTCATCTTTGAAAACATTTTCTGTAAAACTTCTACACTTGGTTTCATCCATGCTGGTTCAGCAACATCTATTTCTGTCAAATTCATCAATTGCTGGATTGAGAATTGCTCTGGTGATGAGATGTTCTACTCGGAAGGACCGGGAGCACAGTTCATAAACAGTGGTGGTACACAGACAGATGACAGGCTCGCATGGTCTATTCGTGGTACAGACTGCAAGATTCTCAATTGCCGTCTAGAAATGACTGCTATTACCTCAGCTACACAAGCAACGTCCTTGTTTAGTACAGCATCTCGTTTTGAAATGAAGGATTGCTATATCAACAGTGCGAATGCTCTTCGTGGTTTTGGTGGTTCAACTGCTGCTGATATCAAGATTATTGGGAATCATTTTACAGGTGGTGTTACAGACGGAATCAGTATTTCGGGCGCTAACTTCCTGTGTATTAATAACATTATTGGCGGTAACGCCATCAATCGTATTGTGACAGCGGCAACCGCTATTAATGGTGTTTGTACAGGGAACATTCTTACAGGTGGTGCATCTGCACAGATTAACATGAATAACACTTCCCTGTTTTCATCTGTCAAATGCAACAATCCGGGGGACACAAATACAGGGGATAATATGTTCCTCGGGATTAATGCTCTCTGGCAAGATTCCACAGGTGATCTACGAATTATGACCTCAGGTGCTCTAAGGGCAAGTGATACGGATGGGGTGATTGTAGGAACTCAAACCTAATCATTAAGTAAACGCCTCAGATTAAACTCTGGGGCGTTTTTTCTTTGTGTAGATTCTCAGCTAATGTTAGTAGTCAGAGAAATGATTCCAACATAGGTAGACTACAATGGATAAGTTTTATGTATACCGTCCCCTTCTGGACCTAATTGGTTTCACAGAAGGGACTGATCAAGGTGATGGGTACAATGAGACTCTCGCTTATGGAGCTATGCTTGATGGGATTGTGACCCAAAGAGGTAAAGCTCCTAACATCGTGTTGACCGATATGACACTGGATCAGATCAATGAGCTTCAACTAAAGATGCTCAAAGATCCAGACAATAAGAAGTGGAACTCTTCTGCACTGGGTCGTTACCAGATTGTTGGAACCACTCTCAGAAGTATGCGCCGTCAACTGAACCTTCTCGGATATGAGAAGTTCAATGAAGAGATGCAAGATCGTCTAGCCTGCTTCCTTCTGGGTCAAAGAGGTATTGATAAATATCTCTCTGGTCGTCTCAAAGAAGATACCCTGATCAACCAGCTTGCTATGGAATGGGCATCTCTTCCGAATGTCCAAGGCAAGGGTCACTATGCTGGACAGAGAACACCTATCACTGTGGATAAGGTTCGGAAGGTTCTTGCTGAAGTTCGTGAACGTCACCTTCAGGAACAACCTCTTGAAACTGTAGAGATTGAAGTCAAAGTCCCTACACCAGTTGTCCCTGAGAAGGTTGAAACTGAAGTTCGTAAGAAAACGAATCTTCTCTCTTGGTTCGTTGGTGCAGCAGGTTCTATTGCTGGTCTATTTACTTGGCTCGGTGGTCTGGACACACAGACACTCATTCTTGTCCTAGGTTCCTCCGGGATCTTCATCCTCATCATGCTGTTGGGTGGTGAGTGGATCATCCGTCGTATCAGAACCATTAAGACAGAACTGGAAGGGGAAGTATGATGCTTCCTCTTTCCATTAATTGGCTCAAAGTCGCCGTAGTAGCAGCAGGAATCTCTGCTGCTTTCTATGGTTATAAATTGGTTAAAGAGCGGGGTGCTGAAGAAGTTACACTGAAAATAGAACGGGAGAATTCCAATGCGACTAAGAATGCAAGTGAAGCTACTAGTGCTTTGTACAGGTGCATTGACTCTGGCGGGATGTATGACTTCAAGTCCGGTTACTGTACAAGGGGTCCGATCAGTCGTCGGCGGGATTCTACCCGGTACTATGGGAAAGACATTACAGGATCAGAACAGAATTGATGAAACCGTCGCAAGGGGCTGTGGCGGTGGAGTTTTCATGTCTGCCGAATGCCAGCGTCATACAGAAGCAAGTGCTGTAAGACGCAAGGAATTACGGGAATGACTGATACACCTATGAAGGAATTAGGGGCGTTGGCTGAGGCTCTTAAAAACATTGAACGTCAACTGGATGAAGCGAGAGATGGTCGTAAAGCTATGTACGAGAAACTTGAAAGAGTAGATCGTAAAGTTGACCATCTTGACTGGAGAGTTGCTGATCTGGAAAAGAAGTTGGGAACAATCTCGCCAACAGTTGAAGAATTCGCTACATACAAGATTCAAGCTCAAGGTGCAGGTAAGTTAGGCACCTTTATTTGGAAGCTTGGTGGTATCCTTCTCTCTATGGCAGCGGGTGCTGTTGGTACTTGGACTTATGTTTCTTCATTTCTGACTTGGAAATAAATTATGGAAACCGTTAATCTGCATCAGAAGAAGTTGACCCAGTGGAAGAAGGAACCTTCCATTCTGGATCTTAAATATGATCTGGAAGCTGCAAAGACTTCTCATGATGATCAGGTTTCCAAGATCAGGAAATGGACCGATCTACTCAATGTAGAGGGCAAGGCAAAGCCTGCTAAGGTCAAAGGTCGAAGCTCTGTTCAACCTAAGCTGATTCGTCGTCAGGCTGAGTGGAGATATTCTGCTTTGACGGAACCATTCCTTGGTTCCAATAAGCTGTTCAAGATATCTCCTGTCACTTTTGAGGATGGTCCTGCTGCCAAGCAGAATGAACTTGTTCTCAATCATCAATTCAGAACCAAGCTGAATCGAGTTAAATTCATTGACGATTTCGTTCGTGCTACAGTCGATGAAGGAACTTGTATCGTTCGTCTGGGATGGTGCCGAACAACCACTAAGGTAAAGATTCAAGCGCCTGTCTTCCAACATCAAATTCCTCAGACAGAAGAGGAAATTGCTGCATTGGATCAAGCAGTTGCTCTTAAGGGTGAGAATCCTCGTCAATATGAAGAGACGGTTCCACCAGAGATCAAAGCTGCTGTGGATTACTTTGAAGAGTCTGGTCAGGTCACAGTTGCTGTTCAGACTGGTTCTTCTGAAATTGAACAAGAGAAGATTTTGGACAATCGTCCAACTCTTCAAGTTCTGAATCCAACCAATGTCTATATCGATCCATCCTGTGAAGGGGATCTTGATAAGGCACGTTTTGTCATTGTCTCCTTTGAGACTTCCAAGGCAGAACTTCTTATGGAACCAGATCGCTATAAGAATCTGGATGCAGTTCTCTGGGAGAATGCTGCTCCTCCTACAAATCCCGACCATGCATCAGGAACTCCAGACACATTCCAATTCAAGGATGTGCTTCGTAAGCGTGTCGTAGCTTATGAGTATTGGGGTTATTATGACGTGAATGGTGATGACACACTGGTTCCATTTGTTGCTACTTGGATCGGTGATGTTCTTATCCGCATGGAGATGAACCCCTTCCCGGATGAAAAACCTCCCTTTGTCGTGGTTCCCTATCTTCCCAAGAAGCGTGAAGTCTATGGTGAGACTGATGCTGAGCTTCTGGAAGATAACCAAAATGTCCTTGGTGCTGTCACCAGAGGCATGATTGATTTGCTTGGTCGATCTGCCAACGCTCAACAAGGTTTTGCCAAGGGTATGCTGGATGTCTTGAACCGTCGTCGGTTTGAGAATGGACAGGATTATGAATTCAATCCGAACATGCCACCACAACAAGGGCATATGGAGCATAAGTATCCTGAGATTCCTCAGTCTGCTCTGACCATGCTTACGCTTCAGAACCAAGAAGCAGAAGCACTGACAGGTGTTAAGAGCTTTTCTGGTGGGATGTCTGGTGAAGCTTATGGTGATGTTGCTGCTGGTATCCGTGGTGTTCTGGATGCTGCTTCCAAACGTGAGATGGCAATTCTACGTCGTCTCGCCAAGGGTATGACTCAGATTGGTCAGAAGCTCATTGCTATGAATGGTGTCTTCCTCTCTGACAAGGAAGTCATCCGTATCACCAATGAAGAGTTTGTTACGGTTAACCGGGAAGATCTTGCTGGTAACTTTGACCTTGAAGTGGATATCTCCACCGCTGAAGTGGACAATGCCAAGGCTCAAGATCTTGGATTCATGCTTCAGACTATGGGTCCGAATATGGATCTGGAGATGACCAAGATGATTCTTGCTGAGATCGCTGATCTCAAGAGAATGCCTGAACTCGCTCATCGTATTCGTGCTTATCAACCTCAACCAGATCCATTGGTTCAACAGGCTAAACAGCTTGAAATCCAAAAGCTCCAGCTTGAGATTGAAGAACTCAGATCCAAGGTCGCTCTCAACAATGCCAAGGCTAAGGAAGCTGACGCATCTGCTGATCAAAAGAACTTGGACTTTGTTGAAACAGAAACTGGTACGAAACATGCTCGTGAATTGGAGAAACAACAAGCACAGTCTAAGGGCAACCAAGAACTAGAAATAACAAAGAGCTTGCTTTCCCCTAAAAAAGAAGGTGAAAGTAAACCAAGTGTTGATGCTGCAATAGGTTTCAATGCTTTGAGTGGTCAGTCTGAGCAAAGACCTGATCCTCGACTTAACATTGGTTCCAATCAATTTGACCCAAGATTGGATCCAGCCTTAAACCCTAACCTTAATCTTTAAGGAAACCCTAACGTGTCTGATCTTGAACAACTTGAATACGCTAAGTCTACCGCTGTTGAAGCAATTAAGCAGCGAGACATGGCACTCAAGCTTAAGGATAACTACGAATTCCGTAAGCTGATTGTCGAAGGTTTCTTCGTTACTGAGAGTGCTCGCCTTGTGCACCTGTCTTCTGACCCTTCTCTGGGTCCACAGGAACGTGCTGATGCATTGAACATGGCACAAGCTGCTGGGCATCTGAAGCGTTGGCTTAATGTGATGATTCAACAGGGTGATTATGCAGCAGCAGATCTCCCGAATATTGAAGAGAATCTGACCGAGCTTCGTGCTGAAGAGGAAGCTGATAATGAGTAATCCTCTTGAGCTTTCCGATGAAGACTTCCTGAAGCAACGAGCAACTCCCCCAAGTGGGGAGTCTGACTCTGTTGTAGAACCTCCTGTACAGGAGCAAACTCAGGAACAGACACAGACCCAAGAAGTTGAGACAACTCCTTCTACTGGTTCTGAAGAAAATAAGTCTCAGGAAGAAAAGACTTCCACAGAGGAGACTGATCCCAATGCAAAGCCTGACGAAGCTGACAAGTCCACAGAAGCCTCTGGGGATAAAACTGCTGAAGCTGATAAGGCAAAAGCAGAGGAAGATCCTACGAAGGAAAAAGACCCTTCTGCTACTGGATCAGAAAACAAAGAATCTGAGAAAGCAGAAGAAAAAACTCCTCCGAATTACGAGGAACTCTACAATCAAATCATGGCTCCGTTCAAAGCTAACGGAAGAATGATTGAACTACGTTCTCCTGATGAAGCAATTAAGCTTATGCAGATGGGAGCGAACTATACTCGACAAATGCAACAGTGGGCACCTCAGAGAAAGTTGCTCACTATGCTTCAAAACAATAATTTGTTGGATGAAGCTAAACTTTCTTACTTAATAGACTTGGATAAAAAGAATCCTGATGCTATTAAGAAGTTAGTGAAGGATAGTGGAGTTGATCCACTTGACATTAACACTAGTGAAGAACCGGCTTACACGCCTAGCAATCACAGTGTCACTGATGAAGAAGTGAACTTTACTACTGCTTTGGAAGACATTCAGTCCAAACCAAACGGTAGAGAAACACTTCAAGACATCAATACGACATGGGATCAAGTTAGTAAGGAAGCCCTCTGGAAACAACCTGAACTCTTGTCGGTAATCCAGACTCAACGTGAAAACGGTGTGTATCAACAGATCGTCACGGAGATGGACCGACAGAAGATGCTCGGTGTGATTCCGTCCAATGTTCCATTCCTCCAAGCTTATAAGCTGGTTGGTGATGACATGGTAAAGCGAAATGCTTTCCAACCATCAAAACAGGAAGTGAAACAACCAACTGTAGTAACAGAACGGGTTGCCACTCCCAAGCCAGCAGTAAGTAACGGGGATAAAGCTAGGGCTGCTTCTCCCACGAAGACTTCCCCTAACAAGGCTGAAGAATTCAAGAATCCGTTGGCTATGTCGGATGATGAGTTTCTTCAGAAATTCAAAGGTAGATTGTGAGGTTAATATCCCATGTTGAACTATAATGCCCCTATTGATGGGTCCAAATCCACGATTGATGGTGCTGGTTCCGATCAGATGAATACATTCTTCTGGCTGAAGAATGCGATTATCGAATCCCGTAAAGAGCAGTTCTTCATGCCACTGGCTTCGACCATTGGTATGCCGAAGCACTTTGGTAAGACCATCAAGGTCTATGAATATGTTCCTCTGCTTGATGAACGTAACGTCAATGACCAAGGTATTGATGCCAATGGTGTTACCATTGCCAATGGTAATCTCTATGGTTCGTCCAAGGATATTGGTACGATCACCTCCAAGCTTCCAACTCTCACTGAGAATGGTGGTCGTGTGAACCGTGTTGGTTTCACTCGTCTGGAGCGTGAAGGTTCCATTGAGAAGTTCGGTTTCTTCACTGAATTTACTCAGGAATCTCTGGACTTTGATTCGGATGATGGTCTTAAGGAGCACCTGTCTCGTGAGCTTATGAATGGTGCTGTTCAGCTTACCGAAGCAGTTCTCCAGAAGGATCTTCTCGCTGCTGCTGGTGTCATTGTTTACGCTGGTGCTGCGACTCAGGATTCGGAAGTCACTGCTGAAGGTGCAACGCCTTCGATTGTTGACTATGACAACCTGATGCGTCTGTCTCAGATCCTCACGGATAACCGGACTCCGAAGCAGACCAAGGTTATCACTGGTTCGCGTCTGATCGATACCAAGACCATTGCTGCTGGTCGTGTGATGTTCATTGGTTCCGAACTGGATCCAGTGGTTCGCAAGATGGTTGATCCATTCAACAATCCTGCCTTCATTCCGGTTCAGCAATATGGTGATGCTGGTACGATCCTGAATGGTGAGATCGGTTCGATCTTCGAATTCCGTATCGTTGTTGTACCGGAAATGCTCCATTGGGCAGGTGCCGGTGCTGCTGAAGCTACGAATCCGGGTTATCGTGCCTCGGATGTAGCTGGTACGGATCACTATGATATCTTCCCGATGCTTGTCCTCGGTGATGATTCGTGGACCACGATTGGTTTCCAAACCGATGGTAAGACGGTTAAGTTCTCCGTTCTGACCAAGATGCCCGGTAAGGAAACTGCTGACCGTAATGATCCTTACGGTGAGACTGGGTTCTCGTCCATCAAGTGGTACTACGGTATCCTTGTTAAGCGCCCAGAGCGTATCGGTCTTATCAAGACTGTTGCACCAATCTGATCTAGTGATTAGATTGTTTCTTGGAGGGAGGGTTAATACCCTCCCTTTTCTTTAACAAATCATAGGTAAACCCAATGTCGGATCTGTTTAATACAACGAGTGGTGAAGAAACTGAGACTGAAGAAGTTCAGTTCACTGAACTGGATATGCTGAAGCAGCGTGCTCGTATGATGGGAATCACCTTCTCCAACAACATTGGAGTTGATGCTCTTAAGGCTCGTATTCAAGAAAAGCTGGATGGTGACGCTAAGGAGCAGGAACAAGCTGCTGAACAGCAAGCTGAGGAAGCAGAAGAAGTAGCTGCTAAACCTGAGACGAAGATGCAGATTCGTGCACGTCTGAAGAAGGAACAGATGAAGCTGGTCCGTATTCGTGTTACCTGCTTGGATCCAAAGAAGAAGAATCTTCCCGGTGAGATTTTCACTATTGCCAATAGCTACTTGGGTACGGTTCGTAAGTTTGTTCCCTTTGGTGAACAGACTGACAATGGGTATCATGTTCCCTATTGCATCTATAATATGATGAAGGATCGGAAATTCCTTCAGATCAAGACACGTAAATCCAAGCGTGGAACCAATGAGGTTCAAGCTAACTGGGTTCGTGAGTTCGCTCTTGAAGTCCTTCCTCAACTGGATGAGAAGGGTCTTGCCGATCTTAAGGCTCAACAAGCTGCTTCTGGTTCGACCTCTGGTGAATAATAGGTGATATATGTCCTGCGGTGGTGAGACCCTTGCTAAAGAACTTCTGACAGACATTCTGCTTGGGAAAGAGATTACCTTTCCTGATATCGATTTGTCTGGTCCAGAGTTTGATCTCCCAGATCTTCCGGCAGTTGCTTTGCCGGATCCTTTGACGAATGAGGATCTCACCACTCGCCAGATCAATGGCACAGGTACATTCGATGCACTTATGGAAAGCATTGCCAATCACCTTAAGGGTGAATTTCAGGCAAATAGAATTTCCGGTGCAGAATACACAAAAGCCTATATTGCAGCTTTCCAAGGTGCTCTTGGTACTGCTGCTCAATATCTACTTGGGAAAGACCAAGCATATTGGCAGGGTGTACTGGCTCAGGCACAAGCACAGACCGCACAGGTGGAACTGGTCACTGCCAAGGTCAATCTCCAAGTTGCTAAGCTCCAAGCCATTGCAATGGAGTACCAAGCTCGTAACTCGGAAGCGACTTACGCTTTGACTGTTATGAAACTGGCAACGGAAGATCAGACCTATTGTCAAATGAAGGCTCAGACGGAACTGACCCAAGAACAGAAGAAGCTTGTCGTTGAACAAATGGAAGCTGCTCGTGCTCAGACCATGAACACCAGATCGGATGGTGTGACTACCATTACTGGTTCCATTGGGAAGCAGAAAGATCTCTATACCCAACAGATTACCTCCTATCAGCGAGATGCTGAGGTCAAGGCAGGCAAGCTGTTTGTAGATGCATGGATCACACAGAAGACAATTGATGAAGGTCTTGTTGCTCCAACAGGCTTTACCAATGCCAGTGTGGATCAAGTGCTCACCAAGATTAAGACAGAGAATGATTTCAACTAATGGGACTGTTCTCTTCCAGTAAGAAAACCTATGTCTCCTCTGTCGCTTATAACTTGGCAGGGGATGAGGATGATCGTCCTAATTACCTAAGATCCTTGGTCACGAGAAATATTCTCTCTGGAACCAAGGAAGGTATGGGGGATACGTTTCGGAAAGGTTATCTAGGTGGTCCCGGTATCAGGCTTAGAAGCTTTTATAACTGGGCAGTGAACAGTGGGAATTATGACGAGATTGGTATCCCTACAGGGTTCATTACCGATCTCTCCTCTGTGGATGGTACACTGATTCCTGATCAGATTCCTGGCATCGTTCCCCCCGAAGTAGCAGTGGTTCAGAATGCTGAAATCGGTGATGCTGATTACACCTACTGGGCTGAGAAATGGATGCTGGATAATTATCCAGAACTGTTTGATACAGCATGGACTGCTGATTATCTGGAAAATACCAACCAGATAAAGATCACCTTTGCTGATCTCTCAACAACCTTTATTACTCCATCATCCCCTAGCTTCAATATCAATGCGAAGTATCTCTATGTGAGTTACGTCTCTGCCATTGAGAACCAAGCTGACCCAATTGTAACTGGTTCCACGATTCCACTAACGGAAGCGGATCCATTCCCCTCTACGACGGGATGGACTGATGTATCCAATGTCTTGACACCTCATGTGGGAGTGGATCTCACTGAGACAACCAGAGTTGTTGTGACCTATTCGGATGGATCTCCCGGTAGTGATACCACTACGGATACACATAGCTTTGTCGATTATCTGGATCGAGATGCTGAATACCAGCAGACTGTTTACAACGGTGCTGTGGTAGTTGGTAATGTTGAAGTTATGTCTTCAACAAAATCCTACATGTTCTTTCATCAATTTGGTTTCATTGATGAAGATGTAGAAGTGACAGTTGTTGAGGAAGATATGGGTGGTGGCGTTACTAAGACCACTACTACAACTGTAACATCTGAATTCATTAACTATGACAAATGGTATCGAGTAGATACTCAGGACATCATCAATAATGGATTCTCATCTTTGAAATATTACATCTACCGGATTGGTAGCGGTAATGCTGTTCTGGATTCTTTGGTTCCAGCAGATAATGAATTGACTGGTCAGTTCTTCCCATTCATTCCAGTACGTATTGAGAATGAGTTTCTTTCAGAATCTCATGAACCTGTAGCTTATGGTGAAGCTAAGAAGGGTTACAAAAAAGCAATGAAAGCAAGCTTTGATAAGCTTGTGGAATCTATTGAAGACAATGATGATCTGGATGACATTGACTTTGCTTATGCAATGTTTGGTGTGTCACTGAATGTGAAAGAAAATGCTTGCAAGAAGTATCTCTATTACTTCTTCAGAAATCTGATGGATCTTCAGACATCCTCACTTGCCAATTTCAATGAATGGAAAGTCAAGCGTGTAGCCTATGATGAGGCTCGGGAAGAGTTCTATCAATGGCAGAAGGGTCAGGCTAATTCTGGATCTCCTTATTTTGGGGAACCAAAACCGTCTGTTCCATCGAAACCTGTCCTACCTTCTAACATCATTCGGATGGCGAACACTGGTTCAGTAGCTCGGAACTTTGATATCCGTATCCACTGGAACTTTCTTTATGAAACTGATCATGCTGGTCTCAGTAAGCCTGATGCCAAGGTAGGTGAGTTCTGGTTGGAGAAGCTTCCAACAGATACCTATAATATGCCACCCACAATGGTTATTTCGGGAGGTGGATACAAAGAGATCCCACAGGATCCTTTGAGAATTCAAAGAGCTAAGCTGTATTGGCAGGTTACTGCTAACAGCTATAAGGTCATGAACATTGAAGGGATGTTGCATAAGAACTTCGTCTACAATGGTAAGTCTGTTGATACCAGTCTAGCTGATGCTCTTGATGATACAGAGGAATCTGGATTCGTAGTCCCTCTACATTACCCAACCTATAAAGCTGTATCACTGATAGCTGGCACACAGATGTCCACTGCCTGCTGCTTTATCCTGTTCAATTGCTACCAGATTGTGAAGCAGAGATGGTATGAGAGAGGGATCTTTAAGATCCTGTTTGTCATTGTTATTGCCATTATCTCTGTTGCTTTCACAGGTGGTGCTGGCTTTGGTCTCCTTGGTTCTAATCTTGCTATTGGTTCTGCTCTCGGCTTTTCCGGTCTTACTGCTGCTATTGTCGGATCAGTAGCGAATGCTCTTGCAGCTATGGTGCTGAGCACACTCATTGAAGCTGTTACTAAGAATCTGGGATTCCTTGGTCCCATTCTTGGTGCACTGTTTGGAATGTTTGTCTCTGGTTTTATCCAAGGCTTTCAAGCAGGTTTCCAGTTTAACTGGGCAGATCTGATGAAAGTGGATAATATCCTGAAACTGACAGATGCTGTCTCTGGTGGTTACTCTGCTTATGTCCAATCATCTATTCAAGATATGGCAGCAGAGAGTAGAGACATTATGAATAACTACCAGAAGGAGTCTGAGAGAATCTCTGAACTCTATTCAGAGAACATTGGTTATGCTAACAACATAATCAACCCAAATATGTTCTTGGATTCTTCGAACATCTTTTTGGAAAGTGGGGATACATTCCTCACCAGAACACTGATGACGGGAAGCGACATAGCAAACATGTCTCATGATATGTTGAATAGCTTCACTGAATTGACTCTGACTCTACCCAATGCCTATGCTTAATCGGAGAAAATCAGATGGCTATTTTGCCTAGTGACATTGCTAACTTTGGTTTTGGTTCTCAGCAGCAGAATGCTTATCTCCAAAGCCCACAGTTCCAAGCCAATACGACTTATGGAAATCTCATTGGTGCTGATCCATCTCAATTTAATGTAGGTGGTACTGGTTCTGGGGGATTTGGTGGACTAATGAGCCTTGATGGTCTCAAGCTCATTGGTGGTGGTTTGTCCACCATTGGTAATCTCTGGAACGCTTTCCAAGCTCAGAAGCTTGCAAGAGACTCGTTTAATTTCCAGAAGAACTTTGCCAATAAGAATCTGGCAAATCAAATTCAGTCCTATAATACGGCACTGGAAGATCGTGCTCGTTCTCGTGGTTTCACTGAGGGTCAATCTCAAGATCAGATTGATTCTTACATTGATAAGAATCGTCTGTAAGGAGTTTCAACGTGGCACCACTTACTTGGCGTAATGTCGATGCTCCTAACTTCTCTGGTTCTGCTTCTGCCTTGCAGGTATCTGGTCAAGGCTTTAGCAATGCATCCAGAGATTTGATGGCATCTATTGAAGGTTTTCAGGAAGGTCGTACTCAAGCTGCCTCGTCTCAATTGATGGCAGATATCTTGAAGAACAGATCTTCTGCTGAACTTTCGACTGCTTTGTCGAATGGTATTCTTGGTTCTGCTGATCCAAGATATATCACTCCTGAAGCTCTTGCCTTTGCTGCTGATTATCAGACTTCTCTTCTCAAGAATGATCTTGCGAACAGGACTCTTGCTGCTCGTGGTGCAGGGGGAGGTCGTGGTGGTAAGGGTGGGAGAGATGACTTTGTTGATGTCAACAACACAGGTATCAGAGGCTATTATGATGCGGATGGGAACATCACCTCGTCTCAGGTGAATGGTCCTGAATCCACTGTCCCTGCTCAGACTAGAGTTTCTGAACTGCCCTCTGATATTGTCAGTGATGTGGTCGCTGCTGCTGACCCATCGGTAACAGGTATGCTTCCTGAATTTGAATCGGAAGCTGGTGCACCAGTCACCAATATTACTCAGGTAGCTCCTACGCTTGAGAATGCTGCTGCACTTGGTTCTGGATCTGTCCCTTCCGTGAGCACGCCTGCTCCTGTGAATGATGGAACCAACCCTGCTGTTGAATTGATGACTTCAGTTCGAACACCGACTCCCGGTCCAATCAGAGTTGGTACTCCAAGAGGTAAGGACGGTTTCAACCAGAGGAACTATGAACTCTCTGTTGATGCTATTCAGGATCGTGCCTTGGCATTCTCTGGGGATCCAAGTGGTGCCATTGAGAGCATGGTCAACAATGCTCGTTATCCTTTGAATGGTACGACAACCAATCTCCTGACCCTGACGGATAACACCATCAAGGCTGCAAGAGAGGGACAGGTTTTCCGTGAAGGTCAATCTGAAGAGAGAAAGCGTAATCGTGAAGAGACTGATGAGCTTCGTGGTCGTGGGATCACTGAAGCTGCTCGTGAATCTGTAACACCTCTTATCGTTGGTTCAGCAACGCCAGATGAAGCTATTGCTCGACTGGATATCGAAGCACTTGGACCAGAAGTCTATACGAGGTCTGTTGCTGAGATTCGGGAAGCTGAGAAGAATGGTGCTTGGGCTGATGTAACCCGCCCACGTACACAGACTGCTCCTATTCCTTCTGCTGCTGATATTGATTTCCTTGCTCCTGCTAAGGAACCAGAGAAGCAGGAAACCAAGAAAGAAGCAGAAGCAAAGACGGAAGCTGTTGCTACTGGACAGGAACCAGCAAGCACAACAGTTGCTCCTGTGATCTTGGATCTCAAGAACAATCTGTCCAATGTCAATGCTCGTTTCGCTGTTGATCGTTCTGGTAATACAACAGGAACTTTTGATAATAACTTCCTGAAAGCTGCTGATGACGATAGTCCAACTGCTGCTGTAGTGAATCGTCTCATTGGTAAAGGTGGTCTTCTTCAAGGTAGAAGTGAAGATAAGGTTACTGATGATATCAATTATTACAGCAAGACCTATGGTGTTTACCCATCGGTAGCAGCACTTGCTCTTGCTGATTCAGTTCGTTCTGAAAGAGTTATTGGAGACTTCACTCCCTTTACTGGTGAGAGTGAGGAAGTCCAATTTGACTATAGTAAGGTAGATCGTCTGCTTGGTTCCATCACTGATCCAGCAACAGGTAACGCTGCTAATGGTGAAAGTGGGACAACCATTGAACAGAGAATGAAGCGTCTGAGAACTTCTAATGAAGCTCGTACAAATGCTAACACTCTGGTTCAAGAAGCTGAACGTCTTCAATTGGAACTGGAACGGAACCAAAGACTGAAAGCTACATCTCGTCGGAACCTTGATCTCACAGAGGCGACAAAGAAAAGAGATGAAGCTGTCAGCAGAGCACAACAAGCTCTCGATGCAGTGATGCGAAATGGTGGTGCAGCAAGTACCTTCAGAGGAAACCCTGCCCCACCTCAGAGAGCTACTGATCCAGTGACCGTTCCTGCTGGGACAAGAGCACAGATTCAAGAACCAGTGAATGGTAGATCAGTTCTGGAAGTCTACAGAACACTACTGGATGAGTTGGGGCGTGAACCTACCAATGCGGAAGCTCAGAATATGAGGGAAAGAGCAGAAGCAATTGTTCGATCTCGAAGAGTACAAAGTCTCCTTGCCAGATCAGCGGGAGCGAACTAAGAATAGAGATATCTAAGGGAGCCTCCTTGGCTCCCTTTTCTTTTAAGCATTGATCAGTGAGAACTAATATGGCTGACCCAATCAATCCTTTTTCTTTGTTCCCTGAACTGAACATCAATCAAGTAGCTAGTCTTCCGACTCCCGGTATTTCAGATACCGTGAAAGCTAATGTGATGTCAGTTTCTGATAACAAGAAACAGGAATTGGTAGCAATGTCTGATGCCAAGAAGCAACTTCTTGGACCATCTCAGAATGCTGATGTTGCAGCGGTTTCACTTCAGAATGAGAATAATCTAACCAATCGCAATCAAGTTCTACTTGATGCTGCTTCGATGAATCCATTTGAGTTTGAGCAGAAGTATCCCGGAGTGGATCCTCAGCTTCAAGCTAATCTTGCCAGTGCTCGTGATCGTCTTTCCAATGCTGAAGGTATGGAGAGAACTGGTCTGGAGATTGCTGCTGATTCTCTTAACTCGGGAGTTCAAGGTGCTGTTGGATCTGCTGGTGGTATTCTCGCTCTCGGTGCTGGTCTCGTTGATGATCGTGCTGGTGCAGCTATTTCCGGTGCACTTGGTTCCTTCTCTGAAGCTGCACAGGATCTTCAATCGGATACGTTGAACCGTACTCGGAACCAAGCAGCGATTGCAGGAGAATTAGATGCTCAGGATAATGAAGAACAGTATCAAGTGGATCGCCAAACTGATGGTGATACTGTTGCTGGTCTTAAACGCATTGGGCGTGATTTCGGTGCTGCATCAGTACGTACACTCACGAACCCAACACTCGCCGGGGATATCGCTGCCCAAGGTGTGGGCAGTCTCCTTGTAGCTGGTCCTACTGGCAAGGCTATTGCCACTGCTGGAAAACCACTGACCAAGATCTTTGGTGAGGTTGGGGGAGCTATCATCGAGAAGGGGGCAATGCCTGCTGCCATTGGTTCAATGGAAGCTGGTGGAGCTTATACTCAAGCTTCTCAGGAAGTCATGGATATGACCCATGACCAACTGTCTCAGAACTCTGAATTCTACCGTGAGAGAATTGCTGTTGGGGATACGCCAGAGCAGGCTAAGCTTGCTGCTGCCAATCGTGCTGGTCAAATCTCTGCTGCTATTGCTGGTCCTGCTGGTGCTCTCACTGGTACTCTGGTTTCCAGATTCGAAGCTGCCCCCTTTAGAGTTCCTTCTCTTGGTTCCGCTACTGGCAATGTTTTCAGAGAAGGTGTCGAGGAAGCTGGTCAAGGTCTGACGGGACAAGTTGGTGTCAACCTCGGTATTCAGCAAGCTGCTGATGAGAACAGGAGCCTGACGGAAGATGTCGGTGAGAATATCGCTAACAGCCTTGTTGGCGGTGTTGCTTCTGCTGGTGTTGTACAGACTCCGGGTGCTGTACTACGAACTGCTGCCAATGCCGTTAAGGATGCTACTGATGCCGTTGTTGCTCGTGGTCAACGGGTTGAGCAAACTAATGCTGCTGCTTCTCCTGTTGCACCAGAAGTAATTAGAGAGAACATTGAACAGGCAGTGAATCAAGTTCCTGCTGTCGCTGAAGGTCTTCAGAAAGTTGCTCAAGTTACTTCTCAAGAAGAGCAAGCTGAACTCAATGATTACATTGGTCGAGTAGCAAGAACTGCACTCATCTCTCCAGAAGAGATTGCTTCTATTCCTGATAACCTTCGTTCTGTTGTCAGTGAAACAAATAATAGATTTGATGTTCTTATGGATGTAGCTAGTATTGCTGCTGATCCAGAGGCAGATATCAATGACCGTCTTTCTTCTGCAATTTATGTTCGTCAACAACTTCGTGAGAATGAAGCAACATTCTTTTCTGATCTTCCTAATGCAATCAAGAATGCATCAGAAGACAGTGAAGAGATCCAGCAACTCCGTAACTACATGGCTACGATTGTTGCTATTGATCAAGATCCAGATATTGCTCAAATCAATAAGCTATTGGATGAGACAGATTCGCTTCCCGATATGGAAACGATCACTGCTGATGATGTAACCAGATCTGTTGGTCTGGCAGAGTTTAATCCCTCTGCTGTTAATCCAGATGTGAATGATCGTATCCTTCGTCAATCGGATGAAGGCAACATCACTCTCTCTCCTGAAGAGAGGAAGGCTCTACAAGCTTCCTCTTCCTTGGTTCGGGCTGGACAACAGTTTGCTTCCACTATGGAAGAAATGGGTCAACCGATCCAAGCTGAGACTCCAGCTTCTTTGATGAAGGCTGTGAACAATCAGATTGAGAAATTCTCCTCTGATCCTAACAAGCTGTCTCTGAATCAACATCTGTCTGGGATCATTGAAGCTACTCAGTCTGGTAATCCAAAGCTTGCTCGTGACCGTGCTGTTCGCTTGGGTCAATTCGCTCGTCATATGCGGAACAAAATGGATGCAGTAAACCGGAGCTTTGCTGCTGGTGAAGCTGTGGATTTCCAAGCCTATGATGGCACTGGAAAACAGTTCACAACCAAGTCTCCGAAGATCCACAAGGGATCCTCTAAGCTTGCTCAACAAATCTATGCTGAAGCTCAATATGCTGCAACGTTGAACAACAACATTGCCGAGATCTACCCTGAGCTTGGAATTCAACCAATCACTGTTCCTACCTTGGTTCCAGCACTGAGAAAGCCTGTGGATCAACAAGTCCAAGAGGTTAGAAATACTCGTGTAGTTCCAGTGAACCGGACACAGGAAGCTTCTCAGAGAGTTGTTGAAACTCCTATTGATGAAGTTGTTGAAGAGGTGCAGGATGAGGTTCTACAGTCTCCTGTGGTCGAAACAGAAGTCGTTAGTGAAACGATCCAAGAAGAGGTCAACGATGAGTCTGCGCCAGTCGTCTCTACAGTTCGTGAAGAAGCCCAACCAGAAGCAAGGCAAGAAGTCCAAGAGTCTGTTCAAGGGAATGAACAAGAAACAACTGAAGGACTTCCAACTGAGTCTGGAACAGAGATTGAGTCAACCACTACCGTAGAGACTCTTTATCCGAATCTCCTTACTGTTGAAGGTGTGAAGAATCACTTCCTTGAAGCATTCAAGCTTCCAAGAGAAATGATTTCTCGTCTCGTTGGTGAAGCTGAACCAATCAAGAAGCTGCGTGCTGTCCTTAAGGATAAGCAGTCTCTGAATGCTGAGCTTGGTCGAATTGCTCGTTATGGCTATGACAAGCCCATTGCTCGGTCCTATCGCCAATACCTGGACTATGCTGATCAGATCGGTGAAGCAATGCACCAACGTCTGGTGCAAGCTATCACTAGAGATGAAGGTGCTAAGGGTCAGAAGAAAGAATCTCTCCTTGATTTGATCAAGAAGGGAACTGATGTTGCTGATTTTGTTGATGCTAGGGGTCTCTCCATCGTAGATAAGGAGAAGGGTCGGTATGAACCTGCTCTGCTTCAGCAAGCAATTGCTGCTGGTCTGCATTGGGTACTCAATGCTGAACGTGCATCCTATACATTGGACAAGGAACAGATTGCCAAGATCCTTGGTATCGATGAGTCTGATGTAGATGACAAAATCGAACAGGGTATGAACCGCGGACTCTATATTACAGAGGCTAAGCGTTCACTGGCTCAAACCATTCAACAGTTCTGGGGTGTCCAAGGTAACAGTGATGTTACGGATTCCTATGTAAAGGGTATTCCTGAAGCTGTCGCTGCTGAAGTCCTTTATGGTCTTCAAGCTGCTGGTCTCATCACTCTTGGTAGTTTCGATTATCAGGTGAAGGGTGATCCTCGTCAGGCTGTTAGGATCTATTTTGATGAGCGGAATGAAGAGATAGAGAATCTCATTGGTTCCATGAGTGTAGCGCCTGCTGTCATTGCTGATGCTGTTCTGGTGAACAATCCAGATGATCCTCATATTGGTCAGGCACCAACTCAGATCGCTGATACGCAAATGCGTAATCCTCTGGTGAAGAACACTGCTCAACAGAGAGAAGCGATTCGTAAGGCTCAGGAAACTCCATTCTATGTGAATCAAACAATGTTTGATTTCCTTAAGATGTTGGGTGAAGAAGCTGTCATTGAATTGTTTGGTGGAACCAAGATTGATAATCCTAAGCAATTCAATGAGAATCATCTGAAGTCGATCCAAGGTAAGAACCTTGGTCTTCAGAATTCTTATCGGAATATCTTCAGACAATTGGGACAAGTTCAGAACATTGCTGGTAACTCCAATGTTCCTGTCACTGAGATGCCAGTTTATTACGAGCACAATGTTTCTCGTGTGGGTCGTCTGCATATGCAGGGAGCATCGAATCCTCAGTCGGATAAGATGGCTCGTGAAGCTTTCATGTCTACCAGAACCACTCTGGATATGACCAAGCCTGAAGATGTCCAGAAATTCTGGATGACCATAGCTCAGGCAGTGGGTGTCAAGACTGAGAAAGATACTCGGGCTGTAGCTGTACAGAAAGCTCAGGAGAAGATTGCTAAGATTCAAGATCATCTGCCAGCGTTTGAAGCTTTCATTGAGAATGGTACTGCTATTCCAACTGAAACTCTTGCTGCTGTGAAAGAAGCTTTTGGTGGTGATCTCTCCTTCAAGGCAGTCCATGCTATCTTGTCTGTAGCTAAGCTTGGACTAGCTCAAGATCTTACTAACTTCGAACACTTCCTGTCCTTGGAAGCAGACGGAAAGACTGATGGTCCTATCAATGCTTTGGTGCATTTCACTGCTGGATTGTTTGACTCTACTTGGCTCAAGAATGTTGCCAAGGGTGGTCTGTTCTTTGGTGTTCGTGATAAGACACTGAATGCTCATCAATCTGTTGATGATGAGGATCTGTATCAGGAAGCAACCAAGAAACTGAGAACCAAGCAAGCTGATTTCAGGAACCTTGTTGCTGGTACAGATGCTGAAGCTTATTCCAATGCACTTCTTGAAGTCATGAATGCTCTTAATGCAGATGTGAAGTTTGAGAATGGTCAATTGGAATTGTCCCGTGGTGTCACGAAGAACCCATTGACCATTACCATCTATGGATCTGGTATTGATGGAATTGCTGGTAAAGTTGCTAGTGGTCTTGTTGAGACCTTCTATGAGCAACTGTCGGATGCTCTGCAAGGCAATGGAACACCTGATCCCAAGCTCTTGGAGAACCTTGAACTGCTGATCAATGGTGTTGTCATCCCCGGTGATAAGGGAACCTTCAAAGTCAAGATCGAAGGTAAGGCTACTCCTTTCACTGGTTCCAACAATATCGATGCTTCCAAGTTTACATTCACCAAGGAGCAATTGGATCGCTTCAAGTCGAATGTGAAGACATTGTTTGTGAACCAAATGGATGGTGCCATTCAGGAAATGATGGGTCCATCTATGGATACGACTCGGAAAGTCCAGAAGTCGATCCAAGTACAATCCATTGCTCTGAAGCATCTCTTCCAACAAAGAGTGATGTCCAAGCTGGCTGAGAAGAAAGGTCAAGAGTTTCTTTCTCAGAGAGAGATGAACAAGATCTATAAAGAGCTTGCGAAATACTCTCCCCTCATTAGCACAGGGACACAGACATTCTTTGTCGGTGGATCTGAACGTAGTGATGTTGGTATCAGAACTTTCGCTCGTGCTCTCCAAACTGGAACACAGAAGTTTGAGACGGTAACGACGCCTGCTTATATCTATGGTCCTGAGAATGCTGGTGTTGCTGGCGTTCCTTACATGGTCATTGGCACTGGTGATGGGCAGATGGTCCAGAATATCATCACTGGATCCAATGCACCTGAAGGTGCTCTCTATGTCTTTGATGGTGTGGAGATGAAAGCTTCGACCATTGATGAGGATTCCCGGAAAATCAATGAAGCTGTCTTTGATGGTTGGATGGGGAATCCTGTCCAGAGCGTATCGGAAAGCTTCTCTGCTTTCCTGAATACCGATATCTTCGATCAGCTTGATGATGCTGGCAAGCAAGAGATCATGGAAGCACTCTATGGTAAGAGTGATGCTGCTGGTACAGCATGGGAAGATGCATTGAATGATATCAGTGATCTTAATGCTGGTATGGTTTCTGATGCTCAATCCATTGAAGCTCGACATAGAGCTATGGAAAGAGTTGAACTTTCCGTGGATCATATGGCATCTGCTGAACAGGCTTACACCAATGAAGGTGAAGTTCTGCCAACAGATCCTGTTGAGCTTCTCACTCGGATCAACGAGATCTACAATGAAGAACTCGCTAAGATCCAAGGCAGGAAAGCTCCTGCTGCTGTTGAGACACCTACCAATGAATTCGTAGAGAAGATCAATAAGCTTGGCTTTGTTGATAGTGACTCTGGTGCTCGGATCGTTGATGCTGTTGAGTTCGATGGCATTGAAGAGATTCCACAGGAACTTCTCAACGCTATTGAGGGCGATGGTTACACCTTTGTCATTGGTTCTCCTGCTCAACTCTCTGCTCATGAAGCACAGAATGATCCAGCAAACCATGTTCCGAATGATGTCTTCTATGGGAAGATCAACACTCTTACTAAGACCATTTATATTTCTAACCCTTCTCCTGAAACGATTACACATGAACTGGTTCATGCTGCGACTTTGGATAAGGTTTATAACTTCTATGCTGATAACAACTCTGTCTCCAAGCAGGATGCAGATGCTATTAGACGCCTAGAAGCTCTGATGAGAGAATGGTTGAACCAAGACTATTCGAAAGAGTCTGTGGTAGCTCAAGAAGCTCGTCGTATGGCTTACAGCACTGTTGCTGATAAGCTGAACAAGAAGCAGACTGCTGCTGCTCTTAATGAGTTTATGGCTTGGTCTCTCTCGAATGAAGCACTTGCTTCGGTTCAGAAGAAGACGAAGGTCAAGGATAAGCTGGCTAAGATTGCCAAGGATGTTGTGAACATTCTGAAGAAGCTGGTTGGACTTCCATTGAGTGATACTCTCTGGTCCAACATCCGCTTTAATACAGCTATCCTCTTGTCTACACCAACGACTTTCCGTGAGAATGCTTCCGGTGTGATTGCTTATCACTCACCTTCCTTTGGTTCGGATGAAAGACTTACGGAACTGAGAGAACGGTTCCATGATCGTGTCCTCTCTGCAATCACAGAAGTCTCTGATGAAATTGAGAGAGATACCAGAACCAAGGAAACTGAAGCTGAGTTGACTGAAGCTCAAGCGGTAGCTGAATCGTTCCGTGCTCATGGTTTCCCCATGAATATGCAACAGGCTTCCACCTTCCAAATGATCCATGCTGCTTTTGCTACAGAAGCAAAGTTGAATCCTGCCTCTATGGCTCGGATCCAAGAGATCTATGCTCATGTCACTCAGAAGCTGAACCCTGCTGACTTCATTACATCGGAACATCCTGACCAGAATGAAGAGTATCAAGCTCAGGAAAAGTTCAGATCCTTGACTGGTGTGTATCTAACCAAGACAGATCGTCATGGTCGGACCAATCTCCTGCCTGCTTTCTTGGCTCTGGCAATGGTAGATGATGGTTTTAGAGATGTTCTCTCTAAGATCGAGTCTCCTAAGTCTGAGAGAAACAATGAAGGTACTGTTGATGCACTGCTTGAGAATCTCGGCAATGCTGCAATGGATAGACTCTCTGTCCTGATGGCAGGAGAGCCTAAAGGTTCTGACGCTAAGGCTGCACTGGATGCTCTTACCAAGACTTTGACTGAACAAGTTCAGGATCAAAGAACATTCATTGAGCAACAGACGGATAACATCGTTAGTGGTTTTGATGGTTGGGTACGAGACAAGTTTCAGGATCTGTCTGGTAAACTTGCTGACAAGGCAACTGAGGTTAGGAACAACAGCAATAACACTTATGTTAAAGCTGCTGCTAATTTCATCAAAGCAATGACTGCTATTGTTAACAATGAAACTGCTGAGCATGTCGCCAGTGCAGTCACCTCTGCAATGAATCAACAGAGTGGGTTTGTCTCATTGAGAGAACTCACCACGGAAATCATTGGTCGGACAAAAGAGAATGCCAATATCTTTGATATGATCTCACTGGTTCGCTCTGCTGTTCAACAGACTCGTCAACAGTTCAGAGAACATTTGCCAACGAAGATTGCGAATCATTTCACCAGACCGATTAGTGAGGATGAGTGGTCGCATCTCTTTAAGGGACTTGGTAAGACGGATATCGCTTCCCTGCTCGATGCTTATGATATGGATACCGTCCTTGCTATGTTGAGCTACGACACACGTATCGATGTCATCACTAGCCAGATCGAATCCAATCTCAAAGCCAGCGAGGGAGCGCTGTTCAACAGGATTCATAGAGCGGCTCAAGACCTTGCGAACTTCATGAATACTGGGAAAGCTTCCGGTAACACCCTGCGCAATGCGTATGCTGTTGCTAACCTCTTCGGTGCTGGTGGTCGTAAGACTGCTGCTAGTGAGCAGACGATTCAAGCTGTCGATCATCTGGTAACTCTCTATGCTCTTAAGGGACTGAACCAAGACGTAAAGGCTACTCTTTCTTCCTTGGCTCAGAGTGAAAAGGATGGGTTGGACTTTGCCATCAACTATCTGAGAGGTCAGCGTGCTGATGAGCAATTGAAGATCACCACAGGGGCTGCAAGAGCCAACCACTATAAAGGCTATATTCCATCTGAGAATCAGGTTGGAACCAGTCTGATTGTTGCGGAGGATACGGAATATGCTCGCCTTATCACTTTGGGTTATACCAGAGTATCTGATTACACTGGATCACAAGCGGAAGGACGTGGAACCAAGAGAGGGTATTATTACGCACCTGTCTCAGGTCGTGCTCCTTTCAATCAAGGCGTCCTACAAACAGTTCATACTACTGCTTCCGGTGTGGATCCTAATACTGGTCGTACTACTCAGGATCTTACTGCCGGTGCTATAACCAATCCTGATGAGATAGCCCGTATTATCAAGAACATGCATCGTAACCAGAATGCAGTGGAACCACTACTTCCGGTCTATGATGAGAGTGGGGATGTTATCGCTTTTGAACGTAGCATTGATCCTGCTCAAATGGCACGTATGAACCGTAACACTCATCTGGGACAGATGATCGGTGCATGGCGTGGTCGTCAAGTTGAAGAAGCTCTTGCTGAAGACTTCAACAAGCAACTGATTGAACATCTTGCCAAAATTTGGAATGAGCAGAAAAAGGGTCGAGCTAATGAATTTGTGGATCTTGCCAATCTTAAGCGAAGTGATGATGCAGTTCTTCATGATGCGTGGAACTTGGTTCCCGCTCGGACAAAGGACACTATCAAGGAAGTTTTTGGGGGAGAGGGTTTCCGTGTCCGTCGTGATATGCTGAATGATGCCATTGGCTTCAGGTCCGCCTCTGTGGGCGATATCTGGACGGGTACGACACGGTGGAAGCCTGCTGTCACTGAGAGACTGAGACAGGCTGCTGTCGGTGTATTTGACCTTGCTGGTCAAGGACAGAATGCATTTAAGTATCTGGTTCAGGCAGAGCGCTTCACACAGAACGTTGTTGCTGATGCTAGAGTGTTGATCGTCGTCAAGTCGATGATCGTTCCTCTCGCTAATATCATGTCGAATGGGTATCAGCTTATGGGACGTGGTGTGCCTCTGAGAAATATCCTCAAAGGCATGGGTGAGAAGACGGTTGAGATCAACCAGTATATCAAGAACCGGGAACGCCAGATCGAACTGGAAGCGGATCTTCGTGCTGCTGGTAACGATCTTGTGAAACAGAGAAAGATCCAGTCTGAGCTTCAATCGATCAAGGATAGCAATCGTCGCATGACCATTGCACCTCTGATTGAGCATGGTGAATTCTCCTCCATCTCTGATGGTGGGATCACTCAGGAAGATCTGGCACTCTCCAATGGTCGGTTTGTGACCTATCTGGAGAACCAAGCTAAGAGATTGCCTGCTGGTCTCAGGACTGCTGGTCGCTATGCTCTGATCACTAAGGACACTGCACTGTTCAAGGGTCTGGCTCGTGCTGTCCAATATGGTGACTTCATTGCCAAGGCAATTATGTATGACGATCTGATAAAGCGTCAGGGTCTCTCCAGAGAGCAAGCTCTGGGACAAGTCTCTGAGGAGTTCGTGAACTATAACCGCCTTGCTGGTCGGACACGTAACTACCTTGAGAGTGTTGGTCTTCTTTGGTTCTGGAACTTCAAGTTGAGATCCATGAAGGTTGCTGCTTCTATGATCAGGAACAATCCTGTCAGAGCTTTCATGGCAGGGATGATGGCACCTAGCTTCCCAGTCATTGGTTCCATAGGTTCACCTGTGACAGACAACTTCTTGTCGGTGATGGTGAATGGAAAGCTGGATTACTCAGTAGGTCCGGGAATGGGATTGAATTCTTGGAATCTCAATCCTTGGATGCAGTTGTTCAAATAGAAATAAACCCCCTTAATTGGGGGTTTTTTCTTCTTCAATAGCTCGAATGATTTTGTCTTCTGCATTTTCCAGATTGGTGATCACCATAGCGATATTCCGAGATGCCTTTAGATCCTTGGCTCTCTTGATGGTGTCCTGAATCATTTCCCGTACAGCGTGCTTTTCAATGTTATTGATAATCTCGGCTTCCATTGGTTCCTCGTAAGAAAAAAGCCAGTAGAGATCTAATCCTCTACTGGCTGAAATTTAAGGCTTTCCTGAGCGCACATCACGCAAAACAATTATTATAGCACTGAGGAAAGCTGTCAACCTAAATAGGTAGGACGTTGCCCTAGTGCCGGGACTTGAGAAGTGCATAAGCAATGATAGCTGCCATTGCAAAGATTCCTAGCCCGACAAGCACAGGGATCATTGCTATGATTAAAGCGCCTATTGCAAAATAGACAATCACGACAATGATCCCAATGAGTATGGCTAGGAGCAAGTCCATTATTCAGCGTTGGCTTTGAGACCACCAAACAGCGAACGGGACTGGATCGGCGGCTCAGACGGTGCCTCTACCGGACCGTCTTCAACCTGAGCTTCTGCTTCTTCCTGTGCAGTCGGAGCAGTGGTAGCTTCACCGGTAACTGCTTCAGCAACCGGGGCTTCTGCCTTCTTGGCAGCAGGAGCAGTAGCCTGAGCAGCTACAGAACCATTGCTGGTGTTTGCTGCTGCACGACGACCGGACTTGGGATTAGCAGGTACGATGTCGATGATGGCTTGGAAGCCTTCAGCGCCACGAGTTGCACGGAGTTCAATATTGATATCCATGCCCTCGTTAACCGAGACCTGCTGGGTAATGTAGTTGGTGATAGCAGCTTCGATTTCTGCCTGAACGATAGTGATTTGCATTGTGTCTTCCTCTTCTGCGTTTTCACTTACTAGGGGGTTTATGTGTACGTCTACTCGGGGATTGTTTTTATCTATGCCCCCGAATTTGTAATCAACGGATCCAATAACATCATAGTTGTCATCAGGAAGTTTCCCTAACTCAACCAGTGCATCACAGAAGAACTTATCCACTACGCTGCATATATTACTGAGGTCTGCTGATCTTTGTGACCCCATGAAAAGCATAAAGCTTAGCTCTACTTTCTTCATGGAAGGTAGCGTATTTACTAAGCCTTCAATTGCCTCTTTGAATAAGACCTTAGCCTTGTTCAATGTGAAGTAATGAGCATTTCGATACGCATTCAGATTAAGGTAGAACTTCTCCTTTTTGGAGAGTTGGATCTTAATCGGTAAACTTATTACATGTGACACTGTGTCTACCCCCTAATTAAATAGGGGATAGCACAGGAGAAGTCAACAAACAATGAGGGATTAACCCTTATTGCCGAAGAGAGATGTCCTCTGAGCAGTCTGCTGACCAGCTTGAGGCGGAGACTTCTGACCGGGACGACCAGACTGACCATTCTGGTTCGACTTCGTGGAACGATCACGAGTCTGACCCTTGTTCTTCTCCACCCACTTTTCAAAGAAGACTGGGGTAGCATCACGTCCAGCCTTTACAGCTTCACGTTGTTCAACAACCGTGACGTTGCTAGGGCAATGGAAGACCTTCTCAATCTGGTTCTCCTCACGAGTCTCACCCGTCGAAACATATTGACCAGATGCGTCTTTGGTTTGCTTGTCAACGATCTGCTTGACAATGCCCAGAGTGACTTCCTGACCGAGAAGCTCGGTTGCCATCATTACAGCCTTGGGAAGCTCCTTCTTGGCATCCGGGTCATAGACGTTCATGACCTTCTCTTCAAAGACCAGTTCGCCAAGCTCCTTGCCTACCGTGACAAGAGCAATGTCATTGGCAATGGTATAACCAGCCAGCGTCTGCTTCTTGTCGGTAATGACCGTGCCATCAGCCTTCTTCGGATGGTAGTAATTCTTACCTTCCTTGTTCGTGACCCAAGCTGTCTCACGATATTCACCAGAAGACAGTGTAAAGATGTAAGTCATCGACTGAGCACCGCCTTCCGATTTGCCTGCATAAGCAGCCTTGATCTTACCAGTGTAAGCATCAGTCTCATAAGCGGTAAAACCACCAAGGCGGTCTTGTACCTCTTCATGATCTTGAGTGCTCAGGTTTCCAAATAGATTAGACATTTTTATTCTCTTTCGTTGGTTCCAACAGTTAAGCGTAGTAGTCCTTCATGTGATCCAGAAGGAGTTGAGCGTCATTGTCGATGAAAGTCTGTTCCTTGGTGAACATACCCATAGGCGACCGAATACGCTCTCCCACCGTTTTCTTGGTGAGTCTGGTTTGGAAGACATGCTTATAGCCAAGCATTTCATCTTCCTCAGTGATATGAAGCATATCGTTCTCATATTCCTTCAGTTCCGTAAGGGGAACCTTTTTAGTGGACACTACGGTTGAGAAGTATGCTTCGATACCATTGTTTCTAAGCGCTCCCTTAATGGGAACCGCTGTCTTCATTTCCATATTCTTCTCATCCAGATCAGATCTGGTATGAGCCAGAATGAGGAATGGTTTATCTAGGGATGCTACCTTTTCCTGCATCATTTCCTTAAAGAATTGAGCAAAGGATCCCCAAGCATTTTGAGTGTTTACAGCACGAAGAACGTACTGTGTTTCCATCATATCCATCAGGAAGGTTAGGGTATCAAGAATACCTCCATCATGATCAGGACTTACTTTAAGAAAGTCCAGACCTTCATGAACCTGATAGGGATCGATGATCTTATAAGCATCGAACTTATTCTTGAATGGAAGCCTCTTACCAGCTTCACTATTCAGGAACATCCATCGTTCTTGGTTCCTGATATTTCTGAGACTGGCAGATTTACCAGTTCCAGATTCTCCACTGATCAGGACCAACTGTTCATTGATCACTTGATTTGTATCGTCGGACATATGATTTCCTTGGTTCTGGGGATAGCTGTTTAGAGAGCCAAAGAAAGGCTAGCTATCCCCTAGAGATTAATGCGTCATACGCTGGAAACGCTTAGCGACCGTCACCAATACGGTGTTGTCCAACTCCTCTTCAGGAAGAGGGGTATTGAGCTTCTGATTGAAGGCATGGACTTGCTTCTGAACATTCACAAGATCCATACCACTGTCAACCAGTGCCAGAGCATATTTGATCATGTGATTGTTTCGGTTGCCAGAGGCAATCCTCTGAGCGAACCAACGTTCCAGATTGTCGAGAGATTCCAATTGCTGGTTCTCTCTCTTGTGCTGTTCATTACGAGAAGTCTTAGGAATGAAATCCAAGACATCCAGTAGTTCACCATCCAGATTATAGTGGAAAGATCCAGTATCACAGGACATCCACTTCTTAGATCTCTGGTTCGCACTCTCATCAGTCCGGAATGGCAACCATTCCATCACTGAATTCATGAATTCCTTATACTCGTCTTGATCCAATTCGAGATAGTAATTCATGGGAAGAATAAGTCTGAACCTATTCTCATCATCAGTGTGACGCTTAGTGGTATAGGTCATGAACTTGAAATCCTTCAATAGTTCATGGACCGATGACAGAGAGATACTACCATCAACATCAATGACGATCATATTGAAGCCAGCAATCACATTCTCTTCTGCTCTGTGCTGATTCTTGAAGTGATGATTCGCCCAGTGCATTCCTGATGCTTGGGTCAACACATGGAGTTGATCGAAGGGAACCTTCTCACCCATGTAATTGTAAGCCCAATGATCAGAATAGGAGAGTGTCATCTTAGAGAGATCAGTTTCCTTAAGGGTTTCCCCCTTGAAGAACTCAATCCCATCAATGAACATCTTCTTGATGATGATATGCTTCTTATATCCCCAAGCTGTAGCAAGGGTGATCATCTCATTACGAGCAGCATTACCAGACTTGTAGAATGGCAATGCTTCCATGAGATCAGCATGAGTGACTTCTGTACCTACATCAGCAATGTATTTTGCCAGTTTGACGTAGGCTTTCTCTCTGTTCAGGATTGTCTGGAAAGCTTCCCCAGATTCCTCAACCAGCTTGATAGCTGAGTTAAGGTGATCCATTTCCACTTCCATCGACTTATCCACGAAAGCATATGCCCCTGCGAGCTTGAGGACTTTAAAGTAACGATGCGAAAGCTCGGCTTTCTTGATATCCTCATGGTCTGCAAGACTGTCGGCAAGCTTCTCACAATCGATTTTGTAGGAAAGCAAGGCAATTGCCACATCATCCTCAACCACCATTTTCCATCCATACATAGCTGGGTCAGCAAGAGTGTGGAATCTTGAGGCCCAGTAATCGATAGCAGCAGTATTCGTGGGGTTAATAAGTCGGTTATAGATCTCTGCTGGAGATAGGGTTTCCGACGACCGGGAATGATGCCCGAAACCGAACAAGCATCGACGTGCATAGCCGGTTTCAAGGAAGGAGTAAAATTGCTCCTCGGTTTGTCCACCATCAAGCAACTTAGATGGAGTCCCAAAGAGAAGAGCATTGGTTGGAGTTTTCCCATCGAGTTCTTCACTTCTCTGGTTCTCCGATGTGTTCTTAGTGAGCTTCTGCTTCACCATACCCTGATCATAAAGCTCAAGGAAGAGAGTGAGAACTTCAGTGGCACCAATAAGATTGGATCCAATTTCATCTATCTGAAGATTGATTGAACCAATGTTAGCCATGAGAAGCTTATGACGAAGCTGCTTAACAGCAGGTGCAGTACCAGAGTCGAAAGTAAATGGGTAAGCACCAGCTTGCCTGAACTCTTTCTCCACACGTTCCAGTTCCTCGGCTTGATCAGTGCCATTACGAGCAGCACGCTCATTGGCAATATTATTGATGAACTGTTCCGAGATGGTAACGAATGTATCTTCCATGAAGCGTTTCTTGAACGACTTCAGGAACTCATTCTCCATAATGGAGACAGAGTGACCCTTACCGAAACCTGATGGAGCCAGAGCAAGAGCATAGAGATTCACAGGAATCTCACCACGATCCTTAGTGATAATGGTAGCTCTCATGATCCCTGCCATCTTGGCAAGGAAGTAGGCAACCTCAGTTCGATAGAATCCTCTGTCTGAGTTCTGTGTTTTATTGCAGATAACATCCACAATCTCTTCGATTGCAGGATGATGGGCGGTAGTTTCAAGATCAATCATCTGGGAAATATCCCTTACGTTGTTCGCAGATAGGAGCAATGTCGCAGTATCCACACCGCTTCACCTCACCGGGGAAGGTCTTGACAATGCCCTTGCCACCTTTCTCTGCCATGAATGCGTTTGCCTCAGCGAGCGTATCGAAGTTTCTAGTCGCTCTCTGGGTCTTGTTTGGATCAGCATAATATTTGAACTGTGGTTCAGATCGCCAGAGTTCCTCATCAGTACAGTCTGGAATCCTACTCTCTGGTTCATTCTGATACTTCAGAACCATGGAGAGCTTCCAACGAATCCACTCTTCGGTTTCCTGATCAGACATAAGTGGAATGTCTTTCTTCAGGAGCCTACTCTGAGGATATTTCGGATTAGAAGCAGCAGCTTGTTTCTGCCAATCCGTGAAGATGTAATTGATACGGATATAATCTTCCGTAACGATCTTGGGGTTCAACCACTTATAGACTGAACCTTGAAGCTTGTGCTCATCATCACGACCACCATAGACCCAAGTCCATACAGATGTAGACTTGTTGTCATTGAGTGCTCCCTCAGCACACATGTCAAACTTACCGCCTACCTTGTAGACAGTTCCATTGACAGTGACTTCTCTGATGGCACGTCTTTCAATGAAGACAGGAATTGCATCAGGGTTTGCTGCGAGTTCTTCCTCAGTCGGATTGACTAATACACGTCCAATGACGTGATCAGGATAACCAAGCAGCTTCAGTGGTCTCACATGGTTCCCATTGAGCCATGCCTTTTCAATAGCAGCATGGTAAGCATGACCAGATGCACGAGCAATGAGTTCAGAGATATCCATCTCTTTCACTTCATTGGGAACTCTCGGAGCCATAACAATGTGCTTGAGCGGTCGAAGCAAACGAGTTGCCGAAATGTAATTCGGTTCGTTGATGTAATCATATTCGTCATGCAACAACCAAACTGCCAATGGCAGGCTGATGCCTGTATTGTTTGTGATTTTCATGAAAGGGTCTCCGAGAAATGCTCTTAGACAAAATAAGGAGAGGCTTCAATTCCTCTCCTTGGTTCCCAGTGGGATATCCACAGGTTCAAGGCAAGAACTGCCTTGCATAAGATTCAGCAAGCACTTTTAAGTGTGTCAGATCGAAATGATTCAGAACCTTTCGATCATATTCAAAATCGTTCACTGAGTCATCAGCAACATTGCCAATTTTAAGCTTAGGCTGAGGACGATCAATGAAGAGAGTTGAGCATTTACCGGGGATAGCATTTTCAGCATAAGTTTTAGAAAACTCTAATGCTCTTGGTTCTCTCATATGAATGAAGCAAACTCCATTTTCATTAAAACCAAACCATTCTAATGCTTTATGAAGCGCCATCTTCGTAGCTGTGAAATGATAATTATCCAGTGCAGCTTTGACTTCAGCAGCAAGCTTACGTTCTTCTGGACCTTTACGATCCATTGGAAGGCAGAGATGGTCTTTCAGAAGTGACCATACAGGCGTGATAGAAGAGATATTATTCACCTCTATATCATGCTTGTCTAGTTCCTGAGAGACCATCTCAACGAACGTATCCTTACCTGCCCCAGCATACCCATTGATAAGGACAAGATGTGCCATGCTTAGGCATTCCCATTGACAGGAAGGTCGGCAATCTGAGCCAGAGGGGTCTCAGGAACTGGTGGAGCAAATTCGTCCTTGGTCATATAACCAAGGTGACTGATGCTCCCGAGAATCACGTCTACGACCTTGATCTTCTTTGGATCCTCAAACTCGGTCATCAGACGCATCTGAAGTGTCTGCTGAGCACGAGCAATCTGGGTCTGATTGAACTGCTGAACACCTGTTTTGATGATGCCATTCAGTTCAATCTGAAGCTGCTCCGTCTTATTGCGGATGTCCTTCTTGTGGTAGATGACCTTACCGGCAATGAGATAATAATGGAGACGTTCTTCATTGTTGACTTCTTCAGTCATGTTTTCAATCCCTTCCAACTTATGTTGATATTTCTTATGCCACTTATGCAGCAAGCTTTTCAAGATGCTTTCCGATCACACCTTGAATTTGTTCGATTGTAGCGTCGTTTGGGAGTTCACACTCCTTGCTCCAATCCGGGTAGAAAATGGATAGATTTCCACCCAACTTAACCTCGTCATGCCAGATATCAGGATGATCCTGCCACTTCACCGCCTCAACGAGATGTTGATTGGTGTAGAGGATTGGTTCGATTTCATCCCTGATCAGGTAGTAGGAGGCGTCATGGATCTGTGCACATGGTCGGATATCCAGTCGGTAATCTGACTTTCGTACCTTGCCCATGAATTCAGATCCCGCTCTTGTATTGAGCAAGCACCAGCTTTGACCAAGAGCATTACCAGCAGTTCTCCCTTCAGCTTCAGCTTCAAAGGGTGTTTTGCTGGTTCCTCGGACAACCTGTGCCAATAGTGGAGTACGGACTCTAAGTCCAAAGGCAACTGTGACATAACCATCCTGACAGGCTTGATCTAGTTTAGAGGCAACCCAGTCATCTGAGACTTTGTAGAGGACATGATATTTTGCCTCAACGTCTTTGGCTTTCCACTCAGGGAAACCACAATTGTTCATCAGGGTCTTGTATGTACCCTGATAGGTTAGAGCGAATGTAGGAGCTTTAGACTCCTGTCTTTCCGGTTTGTATTTGTCCTGTATTGAATTGATCGATTCTACAGAATCTGGATCAATATCAGGCATATTATCACCGAAATAAGCATAAGCTCTAAGGGAGTGACCATCATACCCATCAGTGTAGACCTTTAGCTTGTTTGGATCCTTGGTCGTGAGGGCTGAGATTCGATCTTCAAGAGAAGCGAAATCCAGTCCACAGAACAACCAACCGGGAGGTGCCTTGAAACATGTCTTAATGATCTTGGCATACTTGGATCCAGTTGCAGGAAGATTCTGGAGGTTAGGATCTGAAGAAGAGAGTCTTCCTGAGACCGTTCCACCAAGGTTGAAGTTCCCAAAGAGATAGTACCACCCATCTGGACCTTGTTTGGCATTCTCAAAAGCTGGAATGAAGCTGGTGAGAATCTTGTTCACATCAATATAGTCAATAAGTGCATCTAGGAATTCCAGTACCACTGGATCCTGTGTGTGATGCTTGAGACTCTTGATAGTGTCCTTACCAGTTGCTGGTAGCTTGGAGTCTGTCAGGTCAATGACTGGTAGACCGATCTGTTCATAAAGAAGCTTGATCAGTTGTGGACCAGAATTGGGATTGAATGTGATTGCATCCCGAATATTTTCATTGGTTAGAGACTCTTGTAGAGTCTCTTCAATGGTGGTTCTCTTTTTCTTCCATTCAGAGTTCTTGAGATTAACATATTCCTCAAGTCTCTTATAATTGAACTTCTGAACCAATGGTGATGCGTGCATTTTTGAGGTAGCACCATCATTATCCGCTTGAAGGATAGCTTTCACTTCCTTCACTCGATCCATATCAATGGGTAGACCAGTTAGCTGCATCTGGACAATATCCAGAATGGCAGGCTTGAAGATCGTTTCATAGATCTCAAGCTGTTGGTCAGCAATCATTTTGGGATGGTTCTTATTGTAGACGAACCAAGTAGAGAGACCATCCACCAGATTGTATTGAAGCAATTCAGGCAATGGGATCTTGGTGATGTCCTCGATCTCTTCCATTGCATAGTTACCAGCATATTCCTGAGCCTGATTTTTTAGACTTAGTTTGTTGCCAGCACAGGAGTTGGTAGCGAGATAGGAAATGAGCTTGGTACAATCCCAATTCCTGAGAAGGATTTCCATCCCTTTCAGCAATCCTGCTGTGTCTAGGATGTTATCCATAAAGAGTTGATAGACTAGCACATAAGCATCATAAGAAATGCTATGGTAGATCATCTTCCCTTGGAATCGTTCAAAGAATCTTTTCAGGAGTCTGCGGATCCTGATATTCTTTACACTGGTTCCATAGTGACCTTCAGTAGCTGTCTGTAGGGCTTTGTAGTCAACTGTAAAGGCTATCCCTTCTCCTTGGTTCCAGCAGAAGGTTATGGTGCCTATACCAGCATCATAATGCTTAAGGCTGAAGCCTTCGATATCACAGGTGAGAGCTTCATATTCCAGAAGCTTTTCCAACCATGCTTCAATCTCTTCATAGGTTTCAGGATAGGCAGCAAACTTAATGATGCCAGTTCCCGGTGCTTGATAGCTTGCACCTCTATGAGCTTGTAATGCTGTGATGCCTTGAGCAATCTTGGCATTGATCTTCTCTGGATCATAGAAGATCGCTTTGAAGGTTGGAACATAGACCACTTTCCAAGGACCAAATGCACAATCCAATACATAACCAAGGAAAGGTTCTGTTTTGGTGCTTTTGGTAAGTACCTTGAAGTATTCTGAGTCATTGACAACAATGTACTCAGTCTTCATGTCATGCAGCACTGAAGCTAATTCTTCAGTGATATAAGCTTTCATTTCTGCGACTGGAGTCTTTTTCTTAGTGTTGGAGAAATGAAGATCTATGACCAACACATCATCATGGTTGATTTTGTATGGGTCAAGGTAAGCTTTCTGAATCTCATCCTTCTTGATCTGTTGAACCAAGAAGCAAACAGGATAAGATTCTTGTTCAGAATAGGTGAGATATCGCATTATAACATATACCTAGCCATGAGATACTTAGCGATGATAGCGCTGTTCTTTTCGTACTGACGCTTAGCTCTCTCATTATTAACGATGTTAAAAGCTTCTTCTCTGGTTCTAGGAAGATCTTTTACCTGTGGAATGAATTCAATGATTCCTTCCGGGAGAGAGTCCCTAACATCCTGCCAGTTTGTACATCCAATTAGAATAGCAGAGAGAGTCTGTGTGACTTTGATTCTGTCTAAATCCATGATTTTCTTAGTTAAAAGATAATCCTGCATTTTTGGATGTAGTGATGGATCCAGTTCCCTGAACTGTACATTTCTTCTCTGTTTGGGGGCTAGATGTGTATACATCTCACCTCCGTAGGTGAATCCATACCAGAGACCACCAAGCTTGTTATCCTCACTCTTGATGGTCTCAAGTTGTTGTTCCAACCGTTTCTCATCTATTTGAAAGATGAATTCCGTTAGTTGCTTACTTAGCTGGTGAATTGACATGCTGACCTCCCTAGTAGGTCAACCCGCCATATTTATCAGCAAGGTTGCCATACAGGAATATGCGGTTGCGTGGTCGAGAGAAGGCAACATAAAGCATACGAGCAACTTGGTTCTCAAAGTTGCAAGTGCTGATATTGCCTAGATCGATGAAGACAGAATCATAGGTGCTACCTTGTGACTTATGCACGGTAGCAGCATCCCTCTGTCTGAGATCAGGGAAGGTATTCTTGAGATAGTAGAACCGTTCCCAGTTCTTGGTTCGCTTGAAGTAAGCAATCAGTGCCATGTAATGAGCACGATCCACAGGAAGTTTACAACTGATCGTGGTTCCATATTTGGTGGAGAGTTCTACACTCATGACTTTCATGACTGTATCTCTAACCACCTCAATCTCTTCAGTGCTGAAGATCTTTTCGAGGACTACCTCATCTTCAACAGAAAGCTGTTCTCGTCCAACACGAATAGCAGCATTATTGACGAGGTATTCACCTTCAGTGAATTGATCAGGAAGCTGTCTCAGAGATCGAATGTGATCATTATAGGCAATGACTTGCTTGTTGGACCAAGCGAGAATACGACTCTCCATCGTCTGACCAATGAAAATCTGATCAATATGCTGTTGCATCTGATCTGGATCCAGATGATCAATGACTCCGGGTTTGATCTGAATGGGTTTGAAAACACCAGTCTCAACAGTCTCACGAAGCTGAGCACAAACATTCATGAGTTCCGGTTGACCATTATTCCTCATTGGTTCCGTAAGTTCGTAGAACGGATACCCTTGCTTGTAGACAGGGGAAATGGTCTCATAGATTGGAGCCAGTTGGTTATGATCACCAACGTAGACAACCTTACTCTTAATGGTGCCTTCTTGGATGAGATTGAACAGTTCACTATCGATCATGGAGCACTCATCAATGAAGATGATCTTACGCTCATAGACTCGCCAATTGACAGTCTTGGTGATGATCGATTTCCCTGTCGTGAAATCGTCCTGGACCTTCAGATTGAGGAAGGAATGGATTGTGCCTGTGGGTCTCTTTGTTGCAGTCCCAAGGACTTCTGCCGCCTTGTTAGTCGTAGCAGTCATTACGACTTCTTCATACTCAGGCTCGATACCCATGAGCTTACAGGTCTCGAAATACTGAGGCATGATAATGTCAATGATATGTGACATCGTGAAGGTCTTACCAACACCAGCAGCACCACTGATGATAAAGCCTTTGCCTTGCTGGAAAAGGAACTGAAAGAAGGCTTCCGCTGCTTCTCTCTGTCCTTGGTTCAATTCTGCCATTTGGAAATTCTCCATAAGGGATTGCTTATAAAAGAAAACCTCCCCGATTTCTCAAGGAGGTTCTCTCTTCACGCCACACTCACCGCAATCCAGACTGTCGAGAACAGCCTAAGTTGGTGGTAGCAAATTTAGATAAAGGGTGCAAGGTCTGCCTTGCTATAATTTGGTCCTTTGATGATTTTTCGGTTCTCGTCAAAAATGGGATAACCGCCCTCATCAAATTTCGAGAAATTCGAACGATTGACCTCGTTCATGGCATTGACAATATCAAAGCCAGAGTTGTGGGCACAACCGACTGCTGTGACGATCTGATCACAAAGAGAATCAAGATAGTCCTGACGATCTTCAGGTTTGATATAGACGACATCAGAATGAGTCTTAAGGTGTTGACTCAACACAGATAGTGATTGCTTGAGATCATCAAATAGCTCTGCTGTAAGGCGATCCTTGACAGAGATAGCATCAACCATCTCACCAATTTCTTCGAAGTGCACACCCATTTGCGTATGGATGTTCTTAATCTCAGGAGAGGGAATAGCCTTCTCCATCCATCGTTTGGTATCTTGTAGGGTGTGAACTTCCCGCATTATTGCGATCCTAGATAATCGTTGAGAATGAGTTTTCGAACATATTCTTTAATTGTTGTGGTGTTCCCAAGCTTCTCAGCGACATGATCCCTTTGAGCTTGGGTCAATGTCTTATAGACATCTTCCATGAATGACCGTCGAGTGTCAGCAACTGGGATCCCCAGTGCTTTGAGTCTCTGGGTCACAGTTGTTGGATGGCAACCAATAATTTCAGCAATAGTCTGAAGGGAAAGACCAAGGTTATTCAGCTTGATCAGATCCTCATCACTTGCTTTCCGGTTCACTCGATACGCGGAAGTCATCTTCTAGTCCTGCTTTCTTACGAACCAGTTCCAGAACAGCTTTGATGGATTCCCAATTCACGAAGAACTCAACGTCCTTCTCAATAGCAGTGCCATCTTCAGCAAATACTGTCACTCGTTCGGTCTGTTTGATGCGGTTTATATATGCCGCTCTATTGTCCCAATCGGTGTTCAGTGCAGAGATGAGCTTCAGGAGATTCATGTCTTTTTCTTCTTGTTGGTTCTTCATGACATAATACTTTCAAAATGAAAACTCCCCAACATGAAATTATGTTGGGGAGTTATTTTATGGGACAACCAGTAGTTTAGGACTTAGAGGTAATTCCCTTTACCTCGTCCTCAGTAAAGCCAAGTTTATCCCAACCTACCTTGGCTTTCTTCTTAAGCTCAATGACTGCTTGGTAGTCATTTGCCTCATACAAGGCACGAGCTTGTTCCTGTCGAGATGGACCCTTCGCCCCATCCTTCGGCTTGTCCGCCTGCTTCGCAGGCTCAGCCTTCGTCTGTGGCTTCGGTTCTTCCTTGAGTGCAAGGACCATAGTAATCAGTTGCAGGATATCGAAGTGGAAACCAAGCTTCTCCCAAGAGAGCTTAGCTTTCTTCTTGATATCCAACAGATCTTGAGCAGACTTTTGACGTGTCAACAGAGGCAGAGATTCATTCGCCATGTCCTTGTACAGAGCTTGAATGAACTCAGCACGAGTCTTATGGGGTGAAGCTACTGCACCATGTTTGTCACGCTTCTCTACATGGAACAGATATTGTTGTTCCTGTACATCTTGAGGAGTAGGCTTCGAAGTTTCCACCGTCTCTGGTTCATCCTTGAGAACAAGTATTGCCTCAAGCTGGTCAGCAGTATCAACAGGAAGACCAAGCTTCTGATAAGAAACCTTGGCTTTACCCTTCAGGACCATGAGATCCCTACCGTAATTCTGGCGCTTCTTCAGAGGATTCTCTTCATTGCGCATTTCATTAAAGTAGATACCTGCCTTATCCTTGTTGGAGAGAGTCTTCTCAACCTCAGCCTTGGCTTCTTCCTGAGCTACCTGCTTGTTGATTGCCTTTGGATCAACACCAGAGGCAGCAGCAGAGTTAGCATCGTCAAATGCCTTGGCTTTCTTGCGTTCTTCGGTAGAGACTTCCTCTACCTGCTTCTTGGATCCATCAGGATTCAGAGGTGTGATCTTGAGACCATTACCCATAGAACCAGTGATCCTGACTTCCTCCAGCTTACCAACGTGCTTGCCAGCAATGGCACGAGCAAGCATGTCAGAGGCTTCCGGGTTGGAAGTCATGGGTTGATTGTTCTTGAGCTTGTAGAAGCTCTCCTGTGGGATCAGGAACAGGATGTGATATCCACAGACACGAACCTTGTTCGGATCACCATGCGGAACAGTGATTACGTCTTCAGGAGCAATCTTGCAGAGTACACAGACATCACCGGAGAAGCTTCCCAGATATCCACGGCGAGCAATGTGCAGACCGTTGGAGCATTCATTGCGACGATTCTTGTCAACAAGAGATTCGTCCACAACGACATAGGAACCAATCTTCTGGAATACCTTACCTGAGTGGCAATCCACATAGGTTCCTTCAGGTGCATTATAAGCACGCTTTAGGATCTTATAGGCAATGATGGACCCATCATCAGCTACAGGCAGATCACCACGTTCCATGAAGCGAAGCAGATCTTCAACTGAGTGACCTCGCTTGTCGATCATCTTACTGATACGCTTCATGAAGTTTTCCATTCCAACAGTGTTACCTGTCTTTACAGAATGGACGAACTGTTCCTTAAGTGCTTCAGCACCGGGAATAACAGTTTCCTTGGGCTTATCCTTAGAACCAGTGTTGACCACTGCTACGATTGTCTCTTCCTCAGAGACTTCATCCTTGGCTCCAATCTCTTGAGCTTGGGAAAGGATTTCTTCAGCAGTAGGTTTGGAGACTTCCTTTACTGATTCAGCGGGGGTTTCCACAGTAACTGTGACTTTGGTTGGTTCCTCTTCTGGATCCAATCCAAAGAAACCTTTCACAGCACTCTTAGCGACCTTCAGGAATCTTATGAATCCATTGGTCTTCTTTGTGAAGTCTTCATAGACACTGAACTGTTCCAGTGAGACTACGGCAACCTGTCCACGAGCAGTGATGGGAATAATTTGATCAAGCAATGCTTTGAGGCGGTAGTCTGTCTGAGGAACGGTGTGTGTATCACCGTTCTCCAGATAGAGAACCACGTTGTTTTTATCTGCAATGGCAGATACCACGCGAAGTTCTGGCATTTATTTATTATCCTTGTAATGCAAGCAGCAGCAAGGTTTCTACGTTATCCTTCTGCTTCTGGTCCGATTTAGGATTGGATAGGATGCTCACCATCTCACTGAAATGCAGCAACCGGAAAAGGCTACTGTTTTCAACAAGGTCTTTTACCACAGTAAGTTGGGGGTGGATACCCTGCTTATCTATGAGATCCTTGATCTGTTTAACGAATGGCAACATGGCACTGGGAATAGATCTTCCATATGCATATTCCCCCGGTTCAACAGGACGTATTTCAGAATAAATTCGAAGAAGATCATTTTCTTCTGAAGTCAATTTATCAGGGAACTTCAACGCTTGTTTGATAACAGGCGAATGTAAAGATACCTGATAGAGACTCTCAATAGTTGCTTGTGTCTTGCTTCCTACTGTAAGCCAAGGAACAAGTTTCCAAGAGATTTGATTCAGTAACTTCTGGTTCGTTTGAAACTCTTCAAGCAAACGCTCTCCGACCCAAGCGTAACCGTCCTTGGAACCTTTCTTGATATAGGCGTCATATTGACGTGAGTTTACGACAATTCCGCCTTTATCCCCATAAAGACTGACAACAATCTGACCAAAGATTTCATCCTTCGCTTGGAAGAAGCGGTGACTATAGCTTTGACCAGAGAGGTTATGAGGCTGGAAGATGAATTCAGGATCTTCAATCCGAACAGGAGTGGTGATCATGTGACCTCTGGGGTCAATTCTTCCAGTGGATTTCAACAGATTCTTGAGGGATGGTATCCCAAGGATCTTAGGCTTCACAGGCTTAGGTGATGCTGAGATAACAGGAGTATCTTTGAAGTTATCTGCCACATATTGAGCATGATCGATAACATTCATTTTGATGCTCTTGAAGAACTCTACAGCATCAGTTCGACCATTCTTGGTTCTCGGAGCGAGATATACAAGCTTGGTGTGACCATTATCCCAGACTTTCATTTCAGGATTATGGTGTAGATAATCAGAGATACTGATCTTGCTTTCAGCAACGATGACAAGATTCTTGAGCAGCATTGTCGCTTGCTCATATGTACTGCTGTATTTGGTGATAGGTGTGTATTTGGGTCCAGTCCCTCTGGTACGATAGTCATTTGGAGTGACTACGTAAAGATTCTTGAGATCCACTTTATCAGATTTCAGGACTCTCTTGACGAGAGGTCCAGTGATAAATCGGGTACAGAATGCAGACCATTCTGAATTAGCACCCGTCCATCGTACTGTTTCCTCACCAACTGTACCCAGTACCTTTAGATACTCAACAAACACATGCTTGTTTGCAGGACTCTGGTGAATGAATGATTCCATTCGCTGAGAGATATCAGCATATTTGAATGCCCATTCAGAGGGATAGTACCTCTTAAGGCTTGCCTCAACAGCATCCTTATAGTTGGTGAATTCCTTACTGTTGTGAGCGATGCTGCTATCTTTGAAAAGGCTTTCCAGAGTAAGCATCTTCCATTGGTTCTGATCCTTCCAAGCATTAACAATGGAAGTCTTCACCATATTGGAACCAATGACATTATACTCACTGGATCCAATTACAGGAATCTTCTTCATCAACTCCTTGAGAGTGTTGATGGTTGTCTCCGTGAGAGACAGAGATTCTCGGGAAGGAGTGACAGAGATCTTATTGGCAGGTGCCTGAAAGATCACCTTCCAAGCGTTACTGCTATTCTGATGATAGGAATTAGGATCAGGAAGATTGTTTAGAAACTTGACGACTTCTGCATAGGTTCCTTCATAATCTTCGTGCCGAGGAATGGGATAAACCACATTACCATAGCGAACGAAGAGACGTTCCTGAGCCTTGGAGAAGGTAGAACGTGTGAAGTAATAGCCTTCCTTGCCCTCAGAGATAGGCATGGTGGAAAGCTTCTCACCATTCAAAGTGACATTCATTTCACCAAGACGAACAATGTTCCTGATGATTTCCTCAAACATGTGCTTATCAGCAGCTTGCTTGAGAGGAATGTTCACTTCCAGACCGGATTCCTGAGTAGGAACTCGGACCATAACACGGCAATCGGGACGACCTTGTGTCTTGATAGATCCACGAGAGATGGCATAGACAGTCTTGGTTCCCTCAAAGTGGGAAGTCACAGACAGATGGTGTGAATAGGCAAAGGGTGCCTTGGAACCAAGTCCAAAGCCACCAGTCTGTTCACCATCATTTCCCTTGGTGGAGTTACCATAGGTGCAATAGGTGGGACCAATCATCTCGTGCTTGATCCCAGTCCCATGATCTCGAATTACCAGCTTGGTTTCATCAAGGGTAATCTCAACGGGAATATTCTGTCTCTTGGTGACAATGTGAATGTCCCATGCATTGCACAGGACTTCACGTACTACAGCAAGAGGTTTGTCTGAATAGAGGGTATTAGACAGGACTTCGAAGAATTCTGCTGTCTGAGCTACCTCGAATGCAATGACATCACTACCACCAATGATGGCGTGGGTATCAAAATCTTCCTTATGAGTTACCTGCATGATGTGTCCTTTATCTGGTTTCTAGACCGCTACATCTGCCTTGATAGCGGGATGGGGATTGTAATCCCTGAGTTCAAAGTCTTCGAATTTGAAATCTTCAATCTCAGTGATATCGGGATTTAGAATCATGGTGGGAGAATCATATGGGATACGGGATAGTTGTTCCTGTACCTGTTCCACATGGTTCGAATAGATGTGAGCATCCCCGAAAGAATGAATGAACCTTCCCGGTCTGTTGCCTGTCACTTGAGCAAGCATCATTGTGAGCAATGCATAAGAGGCAATGTTGAAGGGAACTCCTAGAAACAGATCAGCACTACGCTGGTAGAGTTTCAGGGAGAGTTCTCCCTCATTCACAAAGACTTGGAACAGGCAGTGACATGGAGCAAGTGCCATATCTGGCAGATCGATTGGGTTCCATGCACTAACAATATGTCTGCGAGAATCTGGGCTACGCTTAATGTCAGCAATGAGAGTAGCAAGCTGATCAACAGTGCGGAAGCTACCGTCCTCAGCAATGCCCGTAATTTGTCGCCATTGTTTACCATAGACTGGTCCTAAATTGCCTTCTGGATCTGCCCAAGCATCCCAGATGTGAACATCATGATCCAAGAGATATTGGATATTGGTATCGCCTTTGATGAACCAGAGAAGCTCATGAATGATTCCCTTCAGGAATAGCTTCTTGGTTGTCAGCAAGGGGAATCCTGCTGTCAGATCAAAGTCCATATCTGGTGGGGAGAAATAAGAGATCGTTCCAGTGCCTGTACGATCCGTCTTGTGCTTGCCTTGGTGAAGAACCAATTGCAGCAGATCGAGATATTGCTTTTCCATTTCCTTGGTTCCTCAATAACCGTAAACTTGCATGTCATCATTGCTCTCTGTCACATGGTCTCCGGGACCACGTTTAGGAGCTTGTTCCTTTTTCATAGGAACTTCTTCATATCGGTTCGTCTGTGGATTCCACCACTCTTCATAGTATTCCTTGGGTTGGGATTTCATCGAAACCTCCTGAAAATAAAAAGGCTGATAGGGTTACTATCAGCCTAAGTTGGGGGGAATGTCCAGAGGACATAACCTATTTAAAATGCTTTTTCAACACTCATGAAAGGATTTGAGATCCAATGTACGACCGTGATGGGAGTTAAGCTCAAGACCTTCAGGACGTGAATCCAAGAACTCCTCAAAGGAGTCTAGTTCGTCTACTTCGATATCTCCTAGACGATCACCACGTTGAAGCTTTCGATTACGTTTCAGTCCAACTCGTTGCATTTGATTTCTCTCAATAGGGTACGTCATCGTCCAGATCTTTAGAAAGATCGAACAAAATATCTTTACCATAAACTTGTTGAAGTTCAGCAGTTCTTGGAATCTCTGATTCCTGTTTGAACTCAAAGCAGGCTGTATTGTAAGCCTCTCGTGCTCTAAGAGCACGTTCTTCATGAATAGCCAGTTGGTTTCTCTTTCTCCTAAGAAAATCCTTCTGAGCTTCCTCCTTGGTAGGGTAGGCATATTTCTTGGACCAATGATCCAAGATTAATTGCTCATTCTCATAGTGATCATGAATGTATCGAACACGAGAAATATAGACCCCTTTCGGGGTCTTTTTTGTTATCTTGAATTCTTCAAGCTTTATCTTGACTGATGGTGGTCTTGGTATTCCATCTACACCGTAATAACCACCAGCAGAAAGCTCATCGTAATAGCGGTAATAGACGCCAAGATCATCTGCCATAGTTTAGCTTTCTACAAAGATTGATTCCACAGGTTGATCTGCTTGGTTCTGATACTTGCCTTCATAGGAAGCCAGATTGAGAGCTTGGTGAAAGATCACTTGAGCAATCCCACAACCAGCAGGAAGGTGAAGAGGTTCATTTCCATGATGGACAAGTTCCAGAGTGAGGAAGCCTTTCCATCCCGGTTCAATCACAGTGTTGAACACTGAGAGACCTTGCCTAGCCCATGTAGACTTGTCATGGACAACGCCTACTAGATCCTTGGGCATATCGAATTCTTCGATAGCTGAAGCGAGGCAGAACTTTCCGTTTCGATAATAGATTTTTCCATCATCATTGATGCGAATAGATCCACCATCACTATCTGGTATGAAAGATATTTCCTGCTTAAGGCGGATATCATAACCCGCCTCAGCAAGACCATAAGAAACCCCATTCTCTTGAATCTTCTGAGATTTCATCTCCTTGATAGGCTTCATGAGAAACAGGGTATTACGATTGATAATTGTCACGGAGTGTCTCCAACTAAATTTCCGTTAATGTCCTTGGAAATTTCTTTTCCATCGACAAAGACTTTATAATCATCACCGGCGAAAAATCCACCATACCAAGACATGATATAGGGGATAGCTTCAGTAGCTACGTGAAGAACCACGGTCTTAGGTGTGGCATCCTGATTGACGAACTTAAGTTCTCTCATTGAAGTTTACTCCTTAATGTAGATGACATCTCCAAACAGGACTTTACCTCTTGGGTTGTTGATACAGACCCAGAGAATAGGAGTGTCAATCGGTTGCATGGGATCACAGCGAAGATCTGAGAACACGACAACAGCACTAGGCTTGTGTTCCAGTATCCATTCTCTTACTGGTTCCAGATCAGTACCACCTCGACCAACAATAGTAACTTGATCGAATTCATCCCCATTATCCTGAATGTATTCAGTGACTTGGGTGATTGCAGTGGAGAATTGAACCACTGAAATTTTCGCTGGTTTAAGAGTGTCCCAGATATATTTCAATTCAGAATTGAAGCGAATTTCTTCTTCATCTGTAACTGATCCAGAGACATCCTGAAAGCAGACGAGATGACCTATACCTTCATCGGGTTGAAGCGATGACATATAGAGGTTCAAAGCTGTATAGCGTCTATTAGGGCGAGCCATGCTATACATCTCATTCACCATCTCATCGAACCAACGATAGAGTTGAGATTCCCACGGAATCTTAGGTGTGAGGAATTTGGTAAGAGTGGTGCCAATATCAGAGGGAAGTTCTTCCCCTGCCATAGTAGCAGCTTGAGAAGCCTGAACTACCTTACCAATGACTTCCATATCCGAACCCGGAATGGATGGATCAGGTTCTATGATATCTGACCATTCATAAGATTGAAGGATAATCCTGAGTTCAGGATTTTCCTTAATTTTTTGCATGAAATCGTCATAGATTTTCTCAGGAGGAGTTCCCTCAGGATAATTGAGATCTTCCCAGTGTTTGAAACCAAGGTCATCCCAAGTGTAACCTTGTCTGGTGAGACGATTATTGATCCTGATATCACAGGCCCAGTTCCATACCTCTGGATCCCTGTTGTCACGACGAATCATATCGAGTTCAGCAGGATGCCAGAGTTCATGGACAAGGACTGTCTTTCGGGTTGCTCTCGGAATCCTCATAAAGAAGTAAGGATTCCACCACAGACCAACACCATTGGTAGCAGCAGTTTCAATATCAGTTGACCACATGAAATTGAGGCTGCACATAAGAGACCCAAGGAATGCTGCATTCTTCCCTAGGAAGACTTGGGTTTTAACGATATCCAGTTCCTTATGCAGAAACTGGAAATCAAGATCATCAGCTTTGAGTAGTGGAGTGGGTTTAACCATTTAGGTACTTCTGAAGTTCCAAGGCAGCTTTCGCCACTACAGGATGGTGACGAAGTGCGGGTTGACGAACAAAAAGTGACCGGAAATAGAGAGTCCTAAAGTTTGCATCATAACGATTGATGTAATCAGTGATCTTCTCAAAGGTGTCATCATTCTTGGTGTTTTCCATGCAGTGGGTAATAGTACACCACTGGATCTCTGGTTCTTGAGGAACAGGAGTTCCCTTTGGATCATTAATGATCTGTTTGATGGTAGGCATATTCTGTCCTACCTTGGTGAACTGAATGAAATCCACTGCAACACCAGAAGTGATGGTTCCTGCATAGAGAGGAGCTTTCTGCTCCATTCCATAGTACCAAGTCCCATCAGGAAGCTTCTTATATTCAAAGGTCTTGCCTTTGAGGAAGCCATTCATGAAGTCCCAAGTACGAGGGCAACAGAATGTCTTGTCCTGATGATCAGGCCTGAAGTCCATCAATTTGTCTTCTTTGTAACTGAGGTAGCCAATAATACGACTATCCCAATCATACTTGATTGCGACATCTTCCATGAAGTCATTGAACTTCAATTCGACATCTAGATGGATAAGGCGAGACTGCATAGCAGTGGACAAGCTGTTGACGATAGCTCGGTCAATTGCTCTGTTACCAGCAGCAACAACATAAACATCCTTATGGAGTTTCTTCTGACCAACGAAACGATCAAGAATCGTTTTATAGGCAGCAGCTTGAACTTCCTTCTTACCAGCGTTGAATTCATCCAGAAAGAGAATCCAACCATTCTTCCCTTTAGGAAGTGGATCTCCCTCTACAGGGAATACGTCATAAGGTTTGAAGACTGCTTTAGGACCATGCATATCTGGTAGACCAGAAAAGTCTTCTGGAGTGGATGTTGAGACACGATGGTCAATCAATTCCAGATTGGCATTCTCAGCAATTGCATGAACGATTGCTGACTTTCCAATTCCGGGTGGTCCCTGAAGAAAAGCAACATTGCGCTTGGGACTTTCAAAGCAATCAATGATGAATTCGGTAGCTTGGCGAGGAGTGGTTTTATATGCGTGAACGGTGCTCATTTCTTTACCCTGGTTCTTAGATAGTCGATGATGTGTGCGTTACGTTGCCCGTAATAAGCAGCTTGTTCCTCAATTATGATATCGAGGAATGACCAAGCTGGATTGGGAGTGATCTTAATGATCATTTCAGGAGTGGGTGTATCCATCTTTTTCAATCCCCAACCATATCCCATTCCAAGGGACCATGATGCAGTCAGAACCTATCTGAACCAGTTCACAGAATTCAGAGAATGTAAGTCTTCTCTGTTGTTCACTCTGGGGTTCCCTGCGAGGGAAACCATCTGCATAAAGATAGAGTTCATTGCGGTTATAGACGCGATAGAGTGCTATCGTTTGGGACAAAGTGACTTCTGTCTCATCAAGCTTGCTTGCCATAGTAGCCTCTCCTTGGCTCTGAATTTGGAACTAACCATTTGTCGTCTGTACGACTGCCTTGCCTGTAACGCTCTCACGAAGCACCTACAAAGGTGAATGGATCTAAACCATCAACTTGGAGCTACGCCTTTATCGACCCAGCTATGCTTGGTTAGTTGGCTCATTCTTGCTGAACCAAGGAAAGGCTTGCTTTTAGCTGTACAAGAAAAAAGCCCCTCCCAGAAGAGGGAGAGGCTAAAAAAGTGAGGATATGTTGGGGGAAATTGTTAGGCGACGTTGATGATAACAGTGTCCTTGAACCCACCATCCTTGGTCGTAACCGTGATGGTAGCAGAACCATCATTGGTAGCATGTGCTGTTACCAGACCAGAGGCACTGACCGTAGCGATATCTGTATCGCTGGATTCATAGAGCACATCTGTATTGGCTGCATCAGCAGGAGCTACAGTTGGTGTAAGCTGTTGGGTAGCACTGTTAGCAAGAGCTACAGGACCAGCAGGAGCAACGGATACACCAGTGACATAGACCATAGTGATCTGAAGATCCTGCATGTTCTGGACACTTGGGGTAGCCTTGTAAAGCAGATCCCTGACGTGATGATAGAACACATGGTTCTCATCCACACCAAGCTGATCATCTGGATCATCAACGTGATCAAAGGCACCAATATCAGTGAATCCAGCACCGGGAGCAGCACCATCCTTCTGGATCTTAGCTACTCTAGTGGTTGGATTCCATGCGACTTGAAATGTAGGCATTGTAGTTCCTTCTTTGGTTCGAACCAATGTGTTTTAAAACAAGAGGAAACTACAGGTTATACAGGAAAAAATAAACCCTCTACATCCCGAAGGACATAGAGGGTATTGACTACTTAGATTCAATCATTCGTTCATCTCCTCAAGTTTTTCATAAAGCTTGGGATTAGGGAAACCTTTAAGGATATAATCCCCCGGTTCATACATAAGCAAGAGTTCATTAAGTGTGAGCTTCATGATGTTACCAGCATCTGTACCGACAATAAATTGTACCTCTGTATACCTGAAGAGGTACTTGATTTTCAGGATGGTGGCATTGCCTCTGGCTTTAGGATTCAGAGTGACGAGTTGTTGGAAGATCTGAAGCTCTTCCCGGTTAGCTTTCCTCTGCGCCCATTCAGGGAGTTGGTCTTCATATTCTTCTTCTAATTTGGAAAGAGGAATATCGACAACAGGAATGCCGAGAGCTTCAGCATATTCATGGATAATGTGAGATTTGCCTTTAGGATAGCGCATAGTTGGTCTCCAAGATGTCTTTCCAGAGATTATCATCCAGCTTACCAATCTTCACATCACGATGGATGATCTGAGAGATGAGGTAAGACAGAAGGTCACTCTTGGCGATTTGAGAGAGAAGCAGATTGTACTGCTTGCGAAGGTCATTACCATAGTTGGGTAGGCACCTGAAGCAATCATGGATGCTGATCAGGTTGAAAGGTTTCTTAGGCAGTGAGTTGATAAGATCAAAGATCTCAACTCGATCTACTAAGAACATGTTGATGGGGTTGATATGATCCAGAATACGAGCAGATAGGAATCCACTCTTCTGATAGTGATTCCAGAGAAGCTCAACCATTTCATGGTCTTGAACTCTGGTAGTTGCATCATAAAGCTTGGTTTTCCCTTCAATGACCATCAGTGCATACATAATTCTCTTTGGATCATACATGCAACGACGAGTCATTTCCCTGACGATCATGCCATCGACAGAGTGAGTCATATTAGCTCCAAGGCTTCTTCCACCTTCCATTGGTTCATTAACTGTGTAACTCACCTCGTAAGGCTTGTTGAGGAAATGAACATTCTCCTTCTTGGTGTTCATCACCTTCACATGGACATGGAAGTTGTCTGGAAGAATCCAGTCATTGGAATAGGCTTCTGGATTCCAGAGAGCCAGCATGGTCTCATTGAGTTCCCAAGCTCCGGGAGCTTGTTCCTTCATCGTCTCGTAGAAGATATCGAGTAGAAGACCTTCACCAAAGACATTCTTTGGTTGGGCTGTACTTCCATAAAACGAGGTCATTATGGCCCGTTTTGTTTGTTTTCGGTCGATCTTAGCAGTATCTCCAGCCTTCTCGACCATATCCAGATAGATGGATTTATACGCATCCTCACGCTTACCAGTGTCCACAACATTACAAAGTTGTGCTGCTTTCCTATCTCCAGTGAGAGCAGCTAGAATCTGGATACCTGAGCAGGTTGCATCCAGTGAGATGGGATATGTTATTGATTCCCCTCTCTTTGCCTTCTTCCATGCTTGGACACCAGCAAAGAAGAGTGCAGGTTCATCAGCTTGCTTAATGAGGGAATCAAGCTGGGATTCATTAGACTCGAACCATCCTAGACGATCATCCCAATTCAGCTTATCCAAGCCAAAGTTATTGGCGATGTCGATACCTAGGTACTCTTTACCAGTGAACTGTTGAAGCATGTTTGGTCTCCTGCGTAGTGTGTGTGTGCGTATTACAGTACGTGTTCGATCACATAACTGATCAAGTCTAGACGAGCTTTCTTGTAGTCTTGCTCAATCTTTTCATGATCTTCTGGTGGTTTGGATCCTTTCCAAGATCTTTCGATGGCAGCTTTTTCAAGCTTATCGATGCGTCTTAGAAGGACTGATGATTTGAATGTTTTCATTGGTGCATCTCCTTTACAAAGACTCTCTGAATAATGTTCCCTTTAGGTCCATCAATAAATTCAGATTCTTTTACTTTAGTTTGAAGTGCATATATGATGTCCTTCAGGTCGCTGTCGCTAGGAATCAACTCAGTATGGACTTCAAGCTTAAGATATGTGATCTTCATGAATCTACCCTTGTCTTGAGAGCTTTAATAAGCTTCTCATTCAGAACATACATCTCATAAGCTATGTTCTTAGCTTCCTGTGTTGTGGTATTGGTGTTCATGATCCAATCGAGATTCTTCTTAGTTAGATGAGCACAACCTATTAGTCCGTTGTGTCTCCAAGCTCGATCACTCTTCAGACTCATCTTTTTCTCCTCTTGGGTTTAGGAAGATCGTTCCAGAAGTCCTTACGTCTCTTCTTACGAACATCACTATCTGCCTTTGGTTCAGGATTTCTAACCCCAATCAGACCTGACGAATCAATCAGATAGTAGTTAGGATTAGCTATTTGATGCTCATCTATAACGATGATATCCATATCTGATGGGACTTCCTGTTTAAGCATGTGAAGAGTGTTTGTTGGTATAGCTCCTTGAATGATGATCTTCTTCATTGAGCTACTTCTCCTTATTTCCTTGCCAGTCCATGTGGAGAAACACGACTTTCTTTATTTCGAATTCTGGTTTCTCACATGTGAGCTTAGCTATTTGATAGCCTGTGTTCTCATCACGAACGATGAGATCAGGAGGGAAATGTTGTAGCTGTTTAATAAGTTCACCTACTGTCATAGAACGATCTCTCCTTCAGCGAATTCAATGACGCTCTTATTCCAAGGTGTGCCTTGGTAGTTCACATGATAGCCTTGGCAATAGATTCTCCCCCTCTTGTCGTACTTATGTGTGAGATAGAATTCATTGTCTGCTATCTCTAGATGAGTCATTACGTCCTTAGCAGTTCGATCATACTTCTCGAATTGCTTGACTCGACGTTGATAATCCTTGAACTCCTCATCTTCCTTGGGTTTGTCCAATCCCTTCCACTGATTCTGAATCATAGTGGCAGTGATATGGTTGATCTTGAACTTGACTGCATTCACTCTGTTAAGATGATCAAGACAAACATCATCTTCATGATGGTTCTGTTTGAGAATCACAGATCCTGAACCAGTGAGATAAGCTGAATCATGATTAGTGATCAGTTCTCTTGGTTCAACGATCATAGGAAGTGGGTATTGATACCGATCCAACTCTTCCTGAACATCAGGAGAGATATTGATTCTGAGAATGAACTGTTCGGTAACAGGATTCCAATCCACTAGATTGGCTTCTGCTGCCTTATGAAGTTCATCTACAGTAGCTTGAGAGTCCATGAAGTGACGACGTAATATGCCTACTATTACAGCGAGCTTGACTCTCTTATGGAGAACCATCTGTACAAGCAGATCATAACCGAAGTCTTCATTGATTTCTTTAGCCTTCATATAGACTGAGAAGTTCATCTCCTTACAGTCAGTGAACTCTTTCTTGATCCTTGGGATCAGTTGGTTCTTATGAAAGAGCTTCTCCATCTCTTTCTGATAAGCAATCTTATCCATTTAAGGTCTCCTAAAATGAAAGAACCAAGGTAGATCTCTCTCCTTGGTTCCTACTGGTTCAGATTGTGAAGTCTATTAGTTGATGATGGGTATTCCATGATGAGTTAGCCTCGGGTCACTCTCCATATGATATTGACTCAATGCACTCATAGCTTCTTGTTCCGAACATATTCCTCCAAGGAATGGTTCATCATTCTGATAGAGAACATACCCATAATCTGGGTTTTCATTCTCATATACAGCTTTGAATTTCCCAATTGAGATAATGGTTCTATCTGGGAGAGCTAGTTTACGGAATTTCATAACATACCTCATATGAATAGCAGGTAGAGACCTATGTAGGTTACTGCCATTACGAAGGTTGCGATAGCCAGTCCTCGATAGAATTCCTTACTCATCAGGTACGAAGACCTTCATCTGTTCAAGATACTTCTGGACATTTGATATGCCTTGTTTCGTGGCATTACATAGAAAGATTGACATCTCTCTTTGCCCGCGAGACTCGGAAGTGATGTGGATAGTCTCATGTTCCATCAATGTGATGGCTGAGCCTTTACCAAGGGTAATACTGACTTCTGGCATTGATTTGTCTCCTTAATCTACGTGTCCCCAGTATTTGTAACCGTCACCGAGGAAGGGTTTCCATGCTTCATCGAAATGACAGTTAGGAGATGCTCCCTTAAATAGAGGAGCGATATCCTCGTCTCGAAAGCCTGCCAATCCACATCCGATTCGTGTGACTTGGAATATGTCCTTGGAGTAACGAGCATGTATGATAAAGCGTTGCACATGATCCATGACATCCTCTATAGGAAGTGTCTTAATATTGAAGTCTTTGGTGGGGATAGCATAGCTGTTGCCTGCTCTACCAATTCCCTTACCCATAATAGCACCATGCTTCTTATGAGCGAATTTAGCTGCTCCTGCTCCATGTAGACCACGGAGATTGGAGCCAAATACGAATATCATTTACATCTCCGTTAATGTGCAATCATCAAGATGGATACTAGCTTTGACATCAATAACCAGATCCTTGAAGGATCTATCATATTGCCAGACATCGTAGTCTACGCCTGTTTGCATCCATTGATTGTCATAACATTCAGCTATTTCTCGCTTGGTAACTGTGATTTCCACAGCTTGCTTATTGGCTATATCCATAGATTTGTAAGTAAGCTCTACGATATAGCGACCATCTTCCAGTTCAGTTTCTCCATATTTGAAGATCATGATGCTTGTGCTCCTTTTAATCGTTTCCTGAATCCTTCAATACTGGCTTTCACCTCATGAACCATGAGATGACCATTGAGTTGTGTAGCTCTAGGATAGCCTTGGTCATCTATATAAGATGCACCTGTATGGCGATTACCTTCGCTATCGAAATGCCATGTGACCTTAAGTTGGTTCATTCATTTGATCTCCTGATTTCTCAAACGAACACGAGCAGTAATTTCTCCATTTTGATGTTTATCAACAAAGATGCCTGCCATTGATTCAAAAGCAACATTGGTTTTGTTATTCAAATACTGTCTGATTGCTTCTTTAACTTCTTCTTCTTTGAAGACGTAATCAGTTTCAATTTGCATTAACCATCTCCTTGAATGAATTGACAAAGTTAAAGCAGTCTTCCTGCACTTTCTCTATGTCAGGTCTGCCTAGGTCAAACACAGGAATGTTATTGCCTTTAGCAATCCTGATAGCTTGACCAGTACCACCCCCACCTTTTCCATCCTTAGTCCAGCAAAGGACGAATTTGGATGGGTTCTTGAAATCTCTACCAAACATTTGGAAGACATTTCTGGTATGAAGCATTTGTGCATAGTGAGCACAGTTCTCCCAAGCAGGATGATATTGCTTGGTGATCTGTAAGGCAGCAGCTAGATCTTTTTCCTCTAGCTTGTTGATATCAATGGCACCATTGAAACCATGCTTACGATTATTAAATGTTCCCCAAGGGATATAAATTTCCTTTTCCTTGGTTCCATTCTCAAAGGCTGTATCTGCTCCATGAGCACCACCTGATCTGAGAATCCAACCAGCATCTTGTAACCAAGTTGCTGCATTGGTCATCATATCGAGAATGGGTTGAGGAGTTTTACGTGAGCCTATGCCTGCATATGCCTTCATCGAGTTCTCTCCTTGAGGAAGTCATAGATTGCGATTTCAAAGGCAGTTTCTATATTTCCTGCTGCCTTTATGAGTTCCATTTTGGCAACCATAACTGGAGTGGTGCCCCAAATAAGAACTGCATAATCCCAGCCTCGTTTGTATTCCTGATCGTAGAGACGATCCTGAGCATCTGCCAATTGCTCTTTAATAGGCTTATGGGATTTGATAATGAGACCAAATAGCCATTTGATCATTTGAGAATTCTCCTCTGTTGATCAATAAGCTTGTCAACATGAGTTGCACTAGCGATGAGACCTTCAGTGATGAGTTCCTGTTTGAACTTATCAGCAATATCAAACCAATGGTTTGGGAATTGATCTGTCTCTCCGCTGAAGGAGTTCATTGCTCGTTCAGTGATAGTCTCAAGTAGATTCCTTGCCATATGTTACTCCTGTTCTAAGTCTTGAGTTGCATAACCAAGATCAATCATTGCAGCAGCAAATTCAGTTTGATCTGTATCTGGCAGAGCATTTGCTATCTGGTGAATTTGTTCTTCTGTAATGGAATTACAAACTCGTTGAGCAGCGAGAATCAAAGTTAATATCTTTGGATCCTCCATGTATTTGTGGAATGAATCTTTCATATTGGAATCTCCCCTAGAGCTTCCTTAGCAATATTGATCATTCTCCTAACTGTAGCGTTAGGTGTTTTGGTAGTCCCTTCCTTGATGATATCCACAAGAGCTTTGTGGTACATCTCCTTGAGCACATCATCAGGAAGGTCACTGAGTTTCTTTGGTTCAAGAGCTTCCATGATCTTGTCAGATTTCCTCCTGAGTGTCGTTGGTAGAAGCTCCTCCACAGAACCATCTTGATATTTGACCGTAAGTGGGTGAGGTTTGACAATGATTGCTTCAACCCAATCCACAGTATGTGTCGTCCTATTCGGATGACCTACCTCGATAGGATCTCCTATCTCATAGGATTTCATTCTTGTCTTGAATGTTGACTTTGCCATTTTTGGATTCCTCATAATCCTGTCGTTTAAGCCAATTGATATTATTCATTACGGTTGTGATTCTGCTTTCGATATTGTCTCTCAATAATCTGAGAGTTTCCAAACGATCTCGTTCAAACTCTATTGCAGCATCGTTATTCACTTCTTTCTCCTCTTAATGAATTCAATTCCCAATGCTTTGTAGATCATCATGATGGTAAGTCCCTGTGGTTTACGAGTCTTACCATTCACGATGTTTCTGATTGTGGATGGAGCTATCCCAGAGGCATTGGCTTTCTGGTAATAAGTCCTATCGTCATTGAGCAATTCCTCTCTCAAATCTGAGAGCATTGGGTCTGTGTCTGGTTTAACAGGACGATTCTTAGCCCAACGGAATTTCTTCATAGCTAGTCATCCTCTGAATGTTGATGACCTAGTATGAGAATGACATTCTGGAGAGCTTTCACTGAACGTTGAAGCTCAGCATTCTTTTCTTTGAGGTCTGTATTTTCAGATCTCAGTTTATCTAGTTCCTCATTTGGTACTTTAACCAATGAGGTTTTCTCTGATCGCATAACTGGATAGAGAAGAGAGTCAGCCATCTCTTCTTTCTTGGTTCGAAGAGATTTCTTATAGACAGTGATGTAATATCCCAGTGTTTTATCTGAGATACCCATTTCTCTAGCTATCTGGGTAACAGGTTTACCTTCACCCTTATTGATAGCTACAGCTTTGCGACCAAGCTCAATCCTATCCTCTTTAGTGAGCGGCTTGGTTGGTACGGTATGAAGTGTGTCTGCCATTTCACTTCTCCTTTAATCACCAAATTGTTTCTTATGGATGTCATTCTGTGTTTGTGGATTATCTTGTCCCTCTTTCATTGGTTCAATTTCATTCACCAACATGTCAGAGGTACATCCTGAAATGTCCCATGTAACTTCATACTCTTGGAATCCATTATAACCTTCTGATGCATCGGTAATGGTTCCAGTAAATCCAGCTTTGTCTTGTACTCGATCTCCTACTTTGTACTCCATTTCACTTCTCCTTGGTTCTAAGGTGTTATTTCATCTACATAATAATTCTTATCTGAGACTGCTGCATTCCATGCATTACAAATGTCTTTTGCATCCTGATAAGTACCAACAACAACTTGGACTAGGATGTCTTTTTCGTTGTATTCTGTGAGTGCATAGATTCCCCACATATTTCACTCCTTGGTTCAATCTTCTACTATTTTAACGTCAACTTCATAATCAATGATTGCTGAGTGTCTCCCGTTACCATCTCGGAAAAGATTCAATGCTCCTGCTATAGCGAATCGAATGTCATCAGTGATGTGAATCAATCGATTCTTAGCTTGATCTTCATCGATAATGATCTCTGCAATAATCTTCATCTTTGTCTCCCCATTTGTCTAATCCCGCCTCAGCGGGAGAGGTTGAATCCATCAGCACCGAAGGTGCTTTGCCTCCCTTTTTATCTATCGACAGGCTTTAGGTGCTCTTCGCGAAAAAGAGCTAAAATCTCTACTTTGGTCTTTAGTAAGTAGAATCCATAGTAGAGGTTTCTTGGGGGTCAAACAATGCTTATCTATCGGAGGAAAAAATGAAGCCTCACCCTCTAAGTGAGGATGAGGCTCTAAAGTGTTACGTGCTGAAATTGCGGTACGATCAACCGAAGCTGATCGAATTCGCCATGCTGTATTCGTTGGTGTCGCCGTCTACTTCGACAGGACCAGCAACGCGCTTGATCTTGACGACGAGACCCTTGACGATTTCCTCAGCACCCGGAGCCATCTTGGCACCATGCTTCTGAAGCATTTCAAGGAAGTCGTTCCGAGCAGACTGGAACTTGTTCCAATCAGCATTCTGACCACGCAGTTCCAGCTTGTCAGTGGTATCGACCGGGATGCCAACAGGCAGGTTGATGAAACGGGTTTCAGGACCGTTCTCACCCTGAACAGTGACTTCGTAGCCAACGTTCAACCAGATCTGAGTCTTAGGGCGTTCCTGATTCTGGGCATTGCCAGAGCGAGGAGCGTTAGAACCACCAAATGCACCAGTGAAATCGAGAGCCATGATATTAATCTCCTTTGGATCATGGATTGATAGATGAGACGGTCACTGCCATGACCGCCATAAGCGCCGAAGGCGCTATTTACTCGCTGATGTTAATGAATTCAGCGACGGAATTATCTGGGACAATGCATTCAATCATTGCCTCAACGAAGTTCTTGGCATTCTTCAGTCCCGGTTGGATTTTAGCACCCTTATCGTAGTGTGTGTTTTCGTAAATTACTTCAAATTCCAACCGTCTACGAACTTCCTTGATTGCATTGATCTTCTGTCCTGCCAGAATCATCAGCAACCATTCAGGTGCCATAGCTCGATCAATAATGATCTCATTCTGAGGACGGTCAGCATGGCATGACAACCATGCATGAAGAAGCTGCATCTGTTCGAAGCTCAGTGTCTTGAGAAAGAAATGCTCATCATTTCCTTTGAGCTTCTCGATGGTGTGGTGTTCAAGTGATTTGATTACGCTGTGCATATGTATCTCCTTAATCGTCATAAGGTTCTGGAGTGAAGCCTACTTTGAGTTCTTCCCTGCATTTCAGCATGGTCTCCTTATCCTTGAAGAACATCCAAGGATTATAGGAATTAGTCACATTGCGATCATTAAGGGATTCAGCAGATCCGTCTTCAAAGATAACCCAACGAATCTCTGGGTTAGTATCAGATGTCTCAAGACCCTCATCAGCATAATGCTCAGCATGTGTTTGAAGCTTGGCAATAACACCCATTGTGGGAGTGAGATTGCTGTAGATGGTATCACCTACCTTCAATTCACTTACATGCTGAATAGATAAGGCTTTGAATTTCTTAAAGATCTCTTGGTCGTAAATCACCATGTGTGTATCTCCTTGGTTCAACTGAAGATAATGAAGGACCACCAGAAAATGGTGAATGGGATAGTGAGTACATTAACAATGATAACCCAACGTTTCAGAGCCATTTTGCCTTTGAGATATACCGTGATTTCATTGTTGTTATGAACGTAAGTTGCTGTAGTGCTGAGAATTGCCCACAGGAAATGGATCAACCATAAAATACTGATAGCGACGATAAGCCATTGAGGCATGTGTATTTCTCCTTGGTTCAAAACATCATGACAAGCCCAGAGACACCAAGGATACCAATTATCCAAGGTAGTCCCACATATCCGAATAGTAGAATTGCTACTCCTACTAGCTCTTTTAGGATCCTCTTAAGCATCACAGGATCCCTATCGCTAGTATAACGATGGACACCACAGACATCAGCATCAAACCTATAGTTCCCCACAGGAAAACTTTGCTTTGGACGCTATATCTATAAGCGGTGATTTTAGCTTCATTGATGAGCATTACTGTCATTAGAAGCAATATGAATGCAGCGATGAACAGTATCGCTGACGGTGAATAGAACGTGCCAGTGATACTGGTCATCATGATCTCCTACATGAGATAGAGTTGAATTGCTGCTCTTAAGATATCACTGACTGGATTGTCAGTGATTATGATTGCAATGAGACCAAGGACGAATCCATTGCATACGAGATACTCTGTAAGACTGGGATTCACTGGTTCATTCTCCTTGATCTATACATTCAGTTGCTACTGAATAGACATAGTGACTGAGTTCTTCGGCAATGGTTTTGCCTGTTTGTTCTGCGATAGACATACAATGTTCGTAGCTGGATAGAGGAATCTCGATAGCTTCTACTCTATGACTTCCACCTACGATGATGATGAGAAGTATTGCTTTCATTGTTAGTTCCTCGCTTGCTTGTTTGTGAGCAAGTTCTGAACACAATGAGAATTGGGATATTGCCTCTTCGTCAGACTACATCTGGTCACAGACATATTCCTATGGAGTACGATCTGTGCATCATTCTGGATCTGGACCAGCATATATGTTCGTGCTGGTTTGAGAGGCGAGATTGCTACGAATGTAGCGATTGCAATGAGTAGAAGTCCGTATCCTGCCAGATACTTAGACATCTTATGTTCTCCTCTATGTTAGAATTAATAGCCTCTCATTCTGAGTTGCTGTTTACGTCTGCAATCATTGCAGATCGTTTGTTCATGAGGTTGAAGTCTCTGCTTACAAGACTCGCAGGACTTGATGACACGTTTCTCCTTGGGAGAATGAGATGAGATACGATAGATGCTCATTCGATATCCTCATCCATTAGATCTTGAAGTTGTCCCTCTAGTTCATTGATTTGATTGGTTAATCGTTCAACACGATCTGACATATTCTCGTGGAATCTAGCTTGATCTCTAAAGTGAGTTTGGTTTGCTATTCGCTTCTTAAGCTCAGCAATAGTATCAAGCTTTTCAATTAGATCCCTCATTTTCATGAGTTATCTCCTTGGTTTAAGGTTCAGATGAGAACACCGTCTCAGGTTCTGACTCGTGATAAGGTTCGTCAGGTGTGCATTCTAGGATCTCAAACCAATCGTAATACTTCTTGGTTTTCTCGATCATTAGATATGCAGCATTAGCTTTCTCTAATGAGGTGAACATTCCAAGGAATGAGTCACCTTCATATTTGATTACGCCCATGAGTATGAACATGATGAGTTCTCCTTGGTTCAGGAATGATAGTGATCCCATTCTCTACGTTCATTGGAACGTTGAATGAGTTTGTCAGTACAACGATTGCATCGTTTATCCTCGATCTCGTGACGAGATATAAGAGGCTGTTTGCAATCACTGCATTTGTAATAGTTATCCATTGTTATCTCCTTGGTTCAGAGACCAATGGTCTCTACGAAATAGTTATCGGAATATCCTCGATCATAATTGGAATGGATCATGATGAGTTCCATTCCTGAGAGGAAGTCGATGAACCATCTGTTGAATGAGTTGTCTGGTACGATCTGAGGATACATTGTCATTTCTCCTATCGAATGTCTCGCTTCGCTCCCACTACGAGCTTCGCTCTACGTGAAGATAATAAAGTGAGAGAGTTGAACTCTCAGTTGACTATCATCATTAGTTGGATTGAGGATAAGTTGGAGAGGATTGTTAGTCCTCTCCTTTAGGGTGGTTATTTCTCCGAGTTCAAAGCGTTGAGCTTTTCGGTGAGACGGTCCATGTTGGATTTGTACATTGCTGCGTAGACTTGGTCTGAGTCTAGCTTGGTTTGGATCTTACGCTCTGCATCTGCATTACGTTCCGTGTATTCACGGATGAGATCTTGTTCGAACTGATCTCGTTCAGCGATGTGTGAACGTTTCTGTTTCCATTGTGCTTGCTGGATGTAAGAGTCCAGCATGTCTATGCCTCTGGATGAGGAATCGATGAGCTTGGAAGCTGAGTCTGCTGTGGTCTGGATAGAGCCGAGCAGGGATGTGACAGTGGTACGAAGGTTAGCCATAGGTAGGTCTCCTGAGGTTATGATCTACAAGAGCCGAAGGCTGTATGAAGTGGGGTGGGTATGGTGTGGGTGTAGGGTAGTGTATGGGGGGGGGGTGTTTAGTGTAGGTGTACCCCCGGTGTAAAAGAACCCTACATCCGAACATGTCTATGATAATATTTAGCATGTTCCCCCAATATATTCTGTGACCACTGTCTATCAGCAGGTATGTTGGGGGTGCTATTAATCTCTCTCGTTATCATCTTTCCCCTCACAGGAAAGATGATGAAGGAGAGCCTGACCTAGCTTTGCACAAGCTTCACTGTAGGTAAGATCATGATCCAGTTGCTTCCCATATTGAACAGAGAAGGTGTGCTTCTTTCTAGATCCAAGGAACTGAAATAGACGGATTGATCCGGGTAGGTACTCAAAACAAAGAAGACCTTTGTTCTTTACTGGATCATAGGAATCTAACATTGTTTGCATGGGTTCTTCTCCTCTGAACCAAGGAAAGAGTACCATAAATATTATAGAATATTTTCCTATATAGCTA